ATGACCATGGGCGACCGCCTTAAAGAAGAGCGCCTGCGATTGGGCGTGAGCCAAACCGCGTTGGCTGAAAGATGTGGTGTAACGAAGAACACCCAGTTGGCCTATGAGAAAGGTGAGCGCAGCCCAGATGGGGCTTACTTCGCTATCGCCGTAGAGCTTGGGATTGATCTGCTCTACGTGGTGACCGGGGAGCGGAAGCCTGAGTCAGCTGGGGCCTTTACAGCTGAGGAAGCAGACCTCCTTCGGCTGTATCGAGGCTTGTCCGATGATGATCGCAACGGCGCCGCAAGAATGATCACGGGATTGGCTTTGCTCCCACCTAGGAAATGATGTAGCGGGCGATACCCCATGAATCGTTTGGTGCGCACAGCACACCCTACGGGCGGTCGTTCATTTGTGGAGACTGGCCTCAATCCCAATAAAGAAGCTGCCCAAAGGCGACTTCGTAAGCTGTCGACGAATTCATCACCCGCGAGAAGAAGATGGGGACAAATTTATTGTCCCTACTCTAAATAAACCTGGCCCCCAGCATCTCCCAGCCCAGCGCCATCGGAACCCACGTCCGTTCCTGATAAACTCGCCGCCCTCCACGCTCCTCAGATACCGACCATGACCGCCCCACTCGCCCTGCCCGTCCAAACCGAACGTTCCCGCCGCTTTTCCGTGGCGCCGATGATGGATCGGAAATAGACTTCTACCCACATCCCGTATTACAAGGCCTTCAAGCCTTACCTATCTCATCTTGTACCAACTTTGTACCACCCCCTTTTCCCTCGTTAGCGCATAAACAACATTTCACTTAGATGGCCGCCCCCACCTTAGTGATTTCTATAGTTGGAAATTATCGATATCTTGGAGAACATCGTTCTAATTCGGCGTCTGCAGGAAATCGTCCTGTGCCCTGCTACATGTCAGCCCCTTAGCTTTGGTCCGATGCCTCCCCTTTGGAAAGGGATGCTCCTATAAGCTAAAACCTGAAGGAGTTTTCGATGAAACGGTGCTGGGCTAGCTCGTTGGGTAATTGCGACACGATGTCGGGCGAACATGTGTTCAGCAACGCCATTCTTAAGGCGGGCTGCGGCTGTACTCCACTTGTACGCGGCGTGCAGCGAATCCGAAATGGCGAGCCCACCGCAGGTGCGGAGAAGGCCAACATTCTCTGCCGCCACCACAATTCAATGCTGAGTCCACTGGACGAGGTTGCGGGGGGGATTTCCGCATTTCAGGCGAAGACAAGTGACGAGAACTTCACCGAAGCCCACTACATCGAAGGAGAGCTTCTAGAGAGATGGCTTCTCAAAACTGTCATCAACAGCGCTGTCGCGGGCTGGATGGGACCAAGAAAATGGCATCCACTTCCCGAGGTTGTGTCAGCAATCTTTGGCCGTACCTCAATTCCTGATGGGATCGGCCTATATAGCGTCGACGGAATAGATCCCTCGCATAAGGCTTCCGGAGGAGTGAGCGCATTTCCGATTTTTCTTGACCGTGAGCAGCAGTTTTTAGGTGGCGCGTATGTTTCGATCAATGGGATGCCGCTTTTTGCGTCCTTTGAAAAAGAGCTAACGAGCCGCCTTGAACAGGGCGACCTGCCTGAAATTTCAGAGAGATTTTCACCTTTAGGATTAAAGCACTTGTACCATCCCGGAGCGATCGTGACGGCGAGAAAGCGAGGCCAACCCGCCGTACTTGGCTTGAGCTGGAAGGGTTTATTGCATTTTGATGACGGCTCAACAGCCCCTTTCCCTCCCCTTTAGTACCTCAATTCTTTTTTTGTTTTGGAGACTCGAGCTTCTTAGATTCAGTAAATTCTCTCAACGTATCAATCCTTCCGAACTGTGGAGGCAACCAAAATGTATTCTCGACTTTAAGCCTTTTAGCGACTACGTCTTGAATCGCCAATCGATTAACTTTCTCATTTGCTAGAGCGGATTGAGATTTACCAAACTTCTCCTTCCAACTTCCAGGCTCATTACTTAAGTACCCAATTTTCTCCAAATAGAACTCTGCTCCTGGAGTGGTACTAACTTGTTTTTTTACGACTAACTCTTTAGCCCGTTTCAAAATTTCTGTAGTCCACGGAGCTTCAGCAATTAGGGCTTCTCGCAAATGATTCACTAGCAACATAAGCCGCGCGCCAGGATAGTTCTTCTCAAAATACTCCTCTGCCGCGTCGTACCTGGCCTTGCCGTCTTCGGGACGACCTATTCGGTAGAAAAACATGCCAATATTGGCCATGGCGTGCGCAGCTTCAGCTTTGTCTTCACCATGCAAAATCGCGCTTAGCATCCGAATGTTGCTATCGACTTTCTGCTTGTCTTGATTATTTAAATCTGAAGTCGCAAGCCATCCAAAAATGTAATTTAATTTTAACGTTGTGTTATCAGGGTTAGCTTTCAGCCCTTTTCGTGTAGCGGCAGAAATTTCTTCATAGTCATCTAGCATCGCAGCTAGATAGGAAATAGCTATAGGAGGGTTACTTGAAAAAGGCTCTTCTGCAAACCATGCCTTAGCATGCCTCAGCGCTGACAACATATCTTTGTTGCTATACGCCTCCCAATACTTTGCCTCATGGGCAACCACGCTAGAATCCAGCGAAACTTGCACCAAATTTTTTAAACTAGATGTTCTTTCCGCCCACTTCGCCTGCGCCAATGAATTTTGGTTGGGATCTAAAAGAGACTGTTTGAAAAATGGGCGGGCCTTTTTATCCGCCCCGCTGAGTAACTCATTAGTTGCTACTGAACTCGCCAACTCCGTCACGTGAAACGGTTTAATGTTGGACTCTAAAAAACGTTTACCTATATTCCACAATTTGGTAGACCGCTCGGCCTTTCTCGCAACCGCCATCTCCGTCGCAATCAACCAAGGGTCAATCTTCAAATTGGGATTCTTGCTTATAATACTATAGGCTTTATCTGGCTCTTTGAAGTGTATGAAAGCCCGCGACGCCACTCGAGTAACCCAACGATGATTATCCGCAAGTTGTAGGGCGGTAAGCATTGCCTTCTGAGAGCGCTCTTTCTCGCCCAAAATTGCATACTCTCTAGACAAATCAACCCAAGCAAGGGGATCTCGCCCGCCCGATCTTATTCGAGTCCGCAGACGGGCGATGGTATTAACATTAACTTCACTACTCGTAAGCTCTTGGATTCCTAAGGTAGACCCGACTAGGTGTTGGACAGGAACTGGCAGACCTTCGACAGCCAGAAGATATTCCGCAGCCCTAGTCGCTACCTCGCTTCGCCCCTCCACTATCGCCGAGTTGAGCAACTCAATAGCTACTCCTACGCTTTTCTCATGCTCAAACTCAGCAAGAATGGCAGGCGTAGCTTCCACAAATACACCAAAGTCTTTCTTCGTATTGATAGGGTTTAGCTCAGGCAGCTTGGCCGCCTCATTTGACGACACCCAAATGGGGAGCACGTCTCTATCGCTATCAAAAATATTCACGCCACTCACCTTATTTCGACATTGTGGGCATAGGGGTTTTCCGTGCCTGCAAGGTAGCTTTAAACGCCAATTCATTTAGTTCTGAAACAAATCTATCGAGCCCCAGGTTTGGAGATGACATTCCCATGGTTCTTTTTGATCCGCGCAGACTGTACGACGGAGTGCCACATTGACGAATGATTTCTATAAGGCTACTACTTAGCCAACTGGGTAGTTCGGTACTCCACTCTAGTAGAGTTTCATTAAACACTTGAAGTAAAAATGGTAGCGCCTGCTCGTATGACGTGCACGGCCCGAACCACTCTACAGGAATAAGCTCGGAAGGCAGTCGCTGCTTGAAAACGGAATTCAGTGGAACGCCGAAAAAGACGAAACTGATCAGAGAACCAAACTGATATAGGTCGCAACGCTGTCGTTTGTCGAACCAATCGTCTAACTGATGCCGGTAAATTTGCTCAGGTGGTGCATACGTCCTGTCACCAGCAACAAAATATTCATCATGCGGACTAGCTTTATTTTGAATGCTTGCTCTTCCAAGATCCCCAATTTTTGCGCCAAGGTCGCTAAAAATCATAACATTCGAGGGTTTCAAATCCTGATGTGCAATTCGAACGGTATGCAGCTGGATAATGCCGGAGGCTACATCGCGAAGGTAAGTCAGCTTCATGGACAAGTCTATGTTTTGCGCTTGCTGAATGTATCTTCGTACATCACCGCGATCTGCAAGCTCCATAATCATATAAGGAACAGTGCTAATTTGCTCGCCCGGAAGCGGAGTTAAATTTACTTGACCGTGCGACAAAATTTTTACTATTCGCTTCATGTTTCTGTCTGCACATAGAGCATGAAGCGAAGCCTCAGCTTCATATGCGCTTAGTTGCGCCAGTAGCTCTTGGGTCATTGACCCTCCGCGGTTTACAGCATCAGTAATGGGTTTAAAAATATCGAACGCCTTTAAAAATGCCTGCCGTCCCTCTTTTTCAACACTATACGAAACCGAAAAAAATCCTCCCGAGCCCCCACCTCTTCGCCCAGTTGCTAACATGCTACCCACTAACCAACCATCACTTAACGTGACACCAGCCATTCGCTCCGCCGGATTACCGAGTTGTGCAGACATAACCCATCCCTATCGTTATTATTAGTGGAGACGAATGAAGGTATGCCCACGCGCTGCCAAAAAGCGCGCCCTTCCCGAGCCATTCCTGCGCATCCGACTCCCGAACCACAATATGCGGCGTGATTTCATCAAATACAAATCACCTGACGCGCCAGAGATCATCCAGAAGGGTGGTGTAGCTTGGGCTTTTAAGCTCACGACGCATGCCCCACTCAGGCATCAACGGTACACCACCAGGGCGAAGGGTTCCCCTTCCCCATTTCGCATTGATCTGATCCATCACTCCCATGACCCGTTCACTTGCATCGGGCTGTTTAGATGCAAACATATCGTCGGTAAACTCGCCCTGCTGGCGGAGGTCCACTAAAAGAATCTCAGCCTTGCTGTATTTGAAGCCTTCTTTGAACACATCCTCCAGACCGGCCATGGCCGCCTTGGTGATGATCCGCGTGTCGTCTGTTGGGTATGGCAACTCGCACACCACGCCCCGGGCGTATTTCGGCTCGTCAGGATTAAACATTCCTGTGCGAACGCTCACACGCACCTTCTTGCATAGCGAGCCCTGAGCACGGAGTTTCTCGCAGGCTCTGGCTGCGTAGGTGGCCACCGCTTCGCGGATGGGCTCAATGGTCGTTAGGCGATTGCCGAACATCCGGCTGCAGCAGATTTCCTGCTTGGGGGGCGCCACCTCTTCCAGTTCCAGGCAGGGCTGGCCGCGCAACTCCCTGGCCGTCTTCTCTACCACCACGCTGAACTGCTTACGCAGGGTCCAAGGATCAGCCTGAGCCAGGTCCCACGCAGTTTTGATGCTCATGCTGGTCAGGTGCTCGGTCATCCGCCGCCCTATTCCCCACACGTCGCTTACCTCGCACGCCCTAAGCAGCTTGTCCCGACGCTCCGAGTCGGTGATGTCCACAACTCCGCCCGTTTGGCGTTGCCACCGCTTCGCCGCGTGGTTCGCCAGCTTCGCCAGGGTCTTGGTACCTGCGATGCCCACGCCAACGGGAATGCCCGTATAGCGCCGCACCTTCGACCGGATTTGGCGACCTAGGGTATCCAGCGAAACGGTCATGCCGGTGAGGTCGCAGAAGGCTTCGTCGATGCTGTAGATCTCCACTGCCGGCACCAGGCTTTCGATAACCGCCATTACTCGCTGGCTCAGGTCACCGTACAGGGCGTAGTTGCTGGAGAAGGCGACAATCCCATTGGCCTCAAGCTTTTCCTTGATCTGGAAATACGGTTCGCCCATTTTCACGAACGGCTTTGCATCGGCACTGCGGGCGATCACACAGCCGTCGTTGTTGCTGAGCACGACTATCGGCACCCGAAGCAGGTCAGGTCGGAACACCCTTTCGCAACTGGCATAGAAGCTGTTGCAGTCCACCAGGGCAAAGCACGGCCTATGTTCGGGCATGGGAGTGGCTTCGAATGCTGTACAGGACGACGCCCCAGATCACCAGCTCGTCGGACTCAAACACGTACCGCGGCGCGAAAAGGGGATTCTCGGATTGCAGAATGAACTGGTCACCCTCCTTGCTCAGAGTCTTGATCAACGGTTCGTTATTGAGAGCAGCAATCACGATCAGGCCTGGCTTCGGCTCCACGGAACGATCCACCACTACTAGGTCGCCGTCGAAGATACCGACGCCGGTCATGCTATCGCCGCCGACCCGCGCGAGAAAGGTTTGCGGCAGGCGCAGGCCTAGCAGCTCGTCGAGCGAGATTTCGCGCTCGATATGGTCCTGCGCCGGCGAGGGAAACCCGGCCGGAACGGTGAATGAGTAGAGCGGCAGACGCCGCCCCTGAACATTTATGTGTCCAAGGTAGTCGATTGACATAGGTAGCAGCCGGAAATTACTGTGTATTTATACAGTAATCGGGCGAGACGATTCCGACAAGGCAGGCTGACGAATAACAGGAGCGGAGATATGTGTGGCAGATATGCGAAGGAACAAGACCTGAACCGGTGGACTGACGTCCTGCCCATCATGCAACCGATTCAGATCCGCCTCGATCTTGGGGAAGGACCGCGCTACAACATCGCTCCGTCCACCAAAGCGCCAATCATCCATAGCGAAGGTGGATCCTTGGTGGCGGAAAACGTGCGGTGGGGATGGTCTCCGCATTGGGCGAAGGGAGGAAAAATGCCGCCGGCGATCAACGCCAGGGTGGAGACAGTAGCCAGCGGCAAGTTCTTCCGAGATATCTGGAAGCGCCGCGCGCTGGCCCTGGCTGATGGTTGGTTTGAATGGGTGAAGCACCCCGAAGACCCGAAGATCAAACAGCCCTACTTCATCAAGGCTAAGGACGGCGCGCCGCTGTTTTTCGCTTCACTATGCCAGGTGACTCAGGGCCTGGAACAAGCTGACGACGACGGCTTTACCATCATCACCGCCGCGGCGAATTCCGGCTTACTGGACATCCACGACCGGCGGCCGGTAGTGCTACTGCCTGCGCACGCCGCCGAGTGGATTGACCCCGCCACCGAGCCAGCCCGAGCTTTGGAAATAGCTACTGACCATGGTCTGGGAGCCGAGGCGTTCACCTGGTACCCAGTGCCAAAAGCGGTGGGCAGTCCGCGCAACCAAGGACCGGAGCTGATCAAGCCCCTTGAAGCTCCGCTGTTCCCCCTACCCGCCCGCCATTGAGTCGCCGACGATGGGCACATGCACGAACTGCTGAAGCTCCATTTGCTGCTCGATTGCGCCGATGATATCGACCAAGTCCTTGTTGGTCACAGCTGCACTCCATGGCAACCCCGCAACCACAGCGAAGTTTTCCCCCGTCTGCGTATCGAACACACGGACGGTCATTGAGGATGGCGAATCGAGCACCGCCTCAAATCCCATCGGTAGGAAGTAGTTCTTCAGCCGCGCGCATGCGGATGGGAAAGTCATCTTGGCCACCGGCGCCCTCTCTGGGATTTATCCAGCTTGGAGCATAGGCCAACTGATACCAGCAGGACAAATTGCGGAGACTTCAACGCTCTAGAACAGCCCACCTAGCGCTGCTGGCTCCCAATTCATGATCACTAGCTCTCCCGAGGTTTCGGGCTTAAGCAACCGCTGATTACCGTTGCTATACCGGATGTCCAGTTGCTCAAAATGGAATCCGTCAAACACCCTGCGAATGTCTGGGTGATCATTGATGCTCACCATCACCTTGCCTTTGCACTCCCGCATAAAGCCCGCCATCCGCTCGTAGTTCTCAAACGGGAAATCAAAGCCGTAGCCCTCTGTCTCCCAATAAGGAGGGTCCATGTAGTGGAAGGTGTGTGGGCGGTCGTAACGCTCGGCACATTCGAGCCACGAGAGATTCTCGACATACGTGCCGGCCAGGCGCTGCCAAGCCGCAGTCAAACTTTCCTCGATTCGCATGATGTTGAAGCCGGGCCCCGTTGTGGCGGTACCGAAGTTTTGCCCCGTCACCTTCCCACCGAATGCGTTGTGCTGAAGGTAGAAGAAACGGGCGGCACGCTGGATGTCCGTGAGCGTTTCAGGGCGAGACATTTTGTGCCAATCGAATATTTGCCGGCTGGTAAGCGCCCATTTGAATTGGCGCACGAACTCTTCGAGGTGGTTCTGAACCACCCGATAAAGTGATACCAAGTCACCGTTGATGTCGTTCAGCACCTCGGTGGGTGCGGGCTGGGGCCTCAAAAAGAACAACGCAGCTCCACCAGCGAACACTTCGACGTAGCACTCATGAGGTGGGAAAAGCGGGATAAGACGGTCGGCCAGGCGGCGCTTGCCGCCCATCCAGGGAATGATTGGTTGAGTCATTTGCAAACCTTTTTTACTGTATGAATGAACAGTGCTAATCTCGCCCCGCTTCGTGCACGGGGCGGGAGACTTGGCTGGGCTTGCAGGTATGGTCTGCGGGCTTGGATGTCGGCCAGCGGTGTTGACGCACCATGGCCGACAGCTCCTTTTCACTGGGTTAGTGAGTCGTACCTGGCTTCGCAGGTTGATCCACGGATTCGATTGTCGTCGGCGACTCCAGCATAGAATTGAACAGCCGTTCCGAGCCGGCCAAGCAGGTCGGTACGCATTCGGGCTTCTGCGTCTGCTGACGTGCCGAGCTGGGCAGTGATGGTATTGCCGCACTGACGTGTGCGCTGTTCGGCAGCTGCGACACGCTGCTGCAAGCGCTGCAGTGCATCGCCAGCACGATCAGCATCATCTTTGGCTTGAGCCAGTTGGCGTTGTGCATCGTTGTCTACCTCCTCTGCCGCTTCCAGGCGACGATTCGTTTCATTAAGCGCACTCACCGCCGCTCGCTGATCACGTTCAGCAACCTCGGTTTTGTAACTGCTCAACGCAGCTTTGGCCTCGGCGGCGGCGGCCTGAGCACCACTGACACGTAGCTGCTGCAACCCCACAAACAAAAGGCCAACCACAGCCGCAAGAACCCATGTCGGGATCAGTTTCACCAATGCGCCCATGTATCCTCCCAATTCGGCAAGTCAACGAAGGCGCTCATACCAGCACCCGCTTGGCTACTTCCCACAGTGCCTCCCGCTCGGCCTGGCCAGTCAAACCGCCATTGATTCGACGGCTGATAGCTTCGAACTTGCCGGCGTCGGCCAGCTCGTTCAGCCCGTATTCTTTCCAGTACCAGGCCGCCGACAGTGCGGCATACACCGGTTGTTCCAGCAGCTGCGGAATCTGCTCCAGGTCAGCGGCTATCCCGGCGCCGACGGCACGGTAGTTCGCGCGGCCGGTAAGCTGGATCAGGCCCCGCCCCCTGTACCGCCAGCCATCGCCGCTTGCCTCGTCGCCATTGCCATTGCGGTTGGCATAGGCTGAATTCGCAATTGCCTCGGGCCGGTGCTGGATCTGCAAGGCCTTCGCATTCGGCTTGCCATCAGCACCGCGAAACCGAGTAGGCCAGGTGGTGGCCAGGCCCTGGGCGCTGTAGTTGAGGTTTTCGTTCAGCTTGGTGAGCTGCTGGCTTTCGTGCCCGATCTGAGCCAAGAAAGCGGATGCGCGCACCGGGGAGTCGATGCGAAATCGGGCCATTGCCTGATTTAGGGCGGAAACAAAAACGCCCGCAACTTGGCGGGCGTTCGGCAGGACCAGCAGAAGCTGCTGCGGGGTGAGTTGCATGCTTTTCTCCAGACAAAAAAAATCCGCACTAGGCGGGTTATGAATGACGGTCGATCAAGAGCCGCGCGGCCAGGGAATGGCGGCATTCAAGTGACAATATCCGCCGGTAACAGTGGCGCGTCCCCAGAGTGGGATTTCTCCGTTGCTGTCTGCTACTGCCACCGCAAGCCTGGTCACTACCGGCTGGGCGCCGGTCGCGATTGCCGCGTTGATTTGCTGAACAGTGGCGCCGCCGTTCGTGGTGTATTCGCCAATGCGGTTGGTCTGCCCTGCTACACCGGCCCGCGCCACCAACACATCTATGTCAACGAGCTGGCCAGGGGTAAACCCTGTGAACCGGGCCAGCTCTTTCCAGGCCGTGGACTGGGTGAATATGTAGTTGTTTTTGCAGGCGTCATGCAGCAGGGTTTTGCTGCGGTTTCCGTTGTTGAAACCGCCGGCGTTGTTGCCGGAACCGTCCTGGGCGGCCAACTGTTTGATGCCAAGCCGAGTCGGGTCGTAGCCCTGCATGGCCATCAACGGCCCCGAGCCCGTCCAAGTCTGGCCCACCGCGATAGCCCAGAAGTTGGTGGACGACTTCGCCAGTGTGGCGGTGTTGACGAACATCACGATGCCCGGCGTCTGTGGCGCAATCTGGGATAGCGTTGGGTCTTCTACTCGCGGAATAACCGGCGGCGGCAGCCCCTTCACCAGCGCCTCAATGCAGTCCACCACGAGCACCCGCTCCGCTTGGTAGCCCTGGATTGTCGAATGGACTGGATCTGCGGGGGCGAAGAAATGGGTGTACCAGTTTCGCAGCTGGTTGTAAGGGTTGTAGCGAGAGAGCCCGTTCCACCAGGACGAGGTAATGTTTTGGATTTTTGGCCAGATGACTGCCCGGTTGTAGGCAAACGACCCAGCCTCCTCATCGTTTACACCACCGCCCAGCAGGCGGTAGGTAGTGTTCGTCAGCAGCGCGATGTTGCCGTTCCCGACAATGGCGTCGGCGAAGTCGCTGAACGACTTGATGAAATCGGCCTTCCAGGTAGCGGTGTGGCTATCCCAGGAACCCGAGATCGAGTTGCCAATCGGCATGCTGATTACCAGCAGCCCGCCGTCATCCTTCACCGCCGCTTTCTCCGCATTGAACGCCGTCAGCGTGTCCGGCAAATTCCGCCCCGACACCGACTTGTTGACCACGGTAACGATGATGCCGCGCTGAGCCAGTTCGTCCTGAATGTTCTGCTCCTGCCCTAAGGCCAAAGCGGCGCCACGGGACGCGTCATAAAACCAAACCTTGTTGATCTGTGGCATCGGGGTTGGCGGAGCCACCCCAAAACGGTAGGGACTCAGTAGCATTTATCTGCTCCCCAGGATGTAGACCTTCAAGCCCTTGGCGGTGCCGTCGCCGATCTGCGTGATGTCGATGGTGATTTCGGCGTCGTCGGCCAAGCTGGCATCGCTCACAACCGCAGGCACCTGGGCGGTGGTCGTGGTTTTCTCGGTGTTGTCGAAAGTCAGCTTGGTGGAAAAGATTGAGGCCCCACCTTCCTTCACGTCGACGGTTAGCAGATTCCCAGCGGTCTGCGCCGTAGTGAGAGACGCCCGCACTGTCACGCCGGTAAGCGCGAACGGCATGCGGAGGGTGACCTTGCCCGTTCCGGTGGTTAGCGCGGTGGTCTCGTCACTGCAAGCAATGGGGATGCAGATCGGCCGGGCCTTGAGCGCATTGATCTGCGCCTGAAGCTTTCCGAACATCGCTTCATAGGTATCTTCCAAGGCAATCGCCGCATTGCTAAGAGTCAGCGTGGCCAGGGTCACCAGGCGGGTAAGCGCGGCGGAGAAGTACTTGTTGTTGGCCCCCTCTGGCACATTGTCCGTGGTGCCAGGCGAGGCCGGAATGTGCATATACCCGGTACCAGTCCAACGGTACTGCATCGTCGGATTCGATGGGCTATCTCCACCGTTGATCGCGATGTAGATTTTGCCGGCCTCGCCGGTACCGGGGAACGCCGCCTGGTTGGCGAACTCCAAAATGTCGTCGACAAAGGACGGCAGCTGCCCCGACGGCACCTTGCCAGCGACCAGCGAAGCCACCGACAGGCCCACCTCGGACGCGGGCAGCGCGGCGTCCGCTTTTGCCCCTTGCGCCGCGGTGGCCAAATCGACCTCTTTCGCATACCCAAGGCGCTCGAGCTCAGCCACAAGTTGAACATTTGCCATTTTTAATGCACTCCAGAACTGACGACAAAGTGGTCGCCGGACATAACGTTTGCCTCGCCCGAGAGGACGAACACCGGGGTTTCACCACCGCCCTCGATGAGGGCGAACAGCTCTTCGATTTGTTGTTGCTGAGCGTCCAGGCGGGCCAGCAATTCAGAGACATCGCCGGCGCCGGCAGGGCCCTGGGTTCCAAAGGTGAAAACCCAGTTCGAGGAAATAGCTGACGGCTTCGGCGCGAACCCTGGTTGAGCCACCTCAACGGTGCCAACGAATAGCGGTATTACTTCGCCGTTGGGCATGGTGGCGTTCAGCAGCCACCACCCCAGCCGCCAATCGAGACTCGCCGTTTGCTCAGCGGTCAACTTGATGTCGATCCAGCCACCCGGATGCACTACAGGCGACATCTCCAACAGCACGCCGCCCTTTTCATCCAGCACCTGCATTACCGCGACCGCGCCGGTTAGGTCGACCGGAGGGTGATAAACCAACATTCCGCCGTTAGCTTTCCGCCCGACCGCGGACACCGCGTTTATTTCCAGCGTGTCCGTATCAACCACCGCAGCCATCAGCGCACCGTTGGTGACGGTGCGGTTTAGTTCCTGAAATCCCTGTACCCCCTGCACGTAAACCGGCCAGTCTTTTGGGAGACCGTGATTGACGCTGAGTCGAACCGGGGCGGTATCAGAGATCTTCGAGATAGGCCGGTACTCAAGGTGGGACTGCATCACGCGAATCGACTCGCTCAACGTGGCGCCCCGAACGATTGACAGAGCGATGTTTGCAGGCTGCATTCTTTTCTCCAGGCACAAAAAAGCCCGCACTCGGCGGGCCATGATTTGATGGGCGTTAAACGTCGACGTCGTAATGCGGAAGCTCCGGCGCCGCACCGGTGATCTGGTTATCGGCAATGTAGGCCTTGCTGTTCACCGGCACATCCACGCCGCGCACGGTGATGCGATCACCGCTGCGCAGCTCCACCTCACTGATGCCCAGCGCGGTGTCGACGAGCCTTACGGTCGCCACCGTGCGAACGCCGCCGGGCAGCAGCCCTATAAACCGCTTCCATGGGTTCACGGTAGCCATCAGAAGTGCCTCTCAAGTTTGATGTTCTGGCTGACCTTTGAGGCCCCAGTGCCGCTAGCGCTGATTTCCACCGACAGGCAGAGACCATCCCAACTCCCGCTCTCCTCCGGCACCCGATAGATCCGCGCCGGCAGAACCAAGCCGACGCCGTGGTCGGCCGTGTTGGGGAACAGAGGAATGGTCCCGCCGACAATCTCGATGTTTCCGCCCTTGCTAAGCTCGTGCACACCTCTGGCCTGGTTGGCCTCTTGGCTGGTCAGCCAGTCATCGAGGACGTCAGCCGTAGGGTTATCGCCAGCGGTGCCCGCGCGCCGCACAAGCATCGACACACCGTGACTCGTGCCTGAGACGTAGCAGGCGTTCCAAGCCGGTTGAGGCGTCCACTCTCCCGAAAGATCGGTCAGCATTGCCAGCGGGATGATGGCGGTAATAGGCGACTCAGCTGTATTGAACTCCCAACTGGGCGCCGGGTAACGCTGCAACACTGTGAGCTCGTCGGAGTCACGCGAGGGCAGCACTACTGCGCCCACCGTCGCAGCAATACGGGTGATCACTTGAATGGCGGTCTGGCCTTGGTAACTGAAGGCGCCGGCCGGGAACGTCCAATCGGTTGGGCCATCCGTTTCAGTGTTCCACACCAGCGTAAAACCGGTGTTCAGCAGCTGCTCTTCGGCGGCCTGACGTGCCGATATCGGTGCGCTATTTAAACCGGACCGCAGAGGCGCATAGGGCGCAGCCAGCAACTGGCTTCGAGTCGCGCCGGCAATGCTGTAGGCCTCGGTGGGAAACTTGCGGTTGCGGTTGTAGCGCTCCACCAGCACCACCCATTTCCAACCGTTGATATCGACTTCAATGTCTTTGCCGCCGGCCTCGTCTGGTTTAACCAGGTCTAACGCCGCCTGGGTGAAAATGTCAGCACTGAAGCCCCAGCTGTATGAGTCAGCATCCAACGACAGGCGAACATTCTTCGCCTCGATAGGCGTGCGCGAAGGCAGCACAACCAGGGTCACTGTGTTAGCGATCATGTAGGTATCCAGAATTTCAGGGTCAGGGGGCGGCTCGGGTAGCGGCTTAACCGGCCCGGGGTAATCGTCGTAGTCAATGCCGGTCAGCTCGCCATCAAGCACCCGCGCCTTGCCCCATGGCATGCGCCTAAACAGATCCAAGCGCCTGGCCGATTGCCAGGGCAAAGCAAGTCCGCCGCTGTCGACGGGTTGGATGCGGTGGCTTGGGGCGGTGTACTTGAAGTCGAAGAAAACCAGCGGCGTGGTGCTTGGGAAGTACGGCCGCCCGCCAAAGTTGAATGCGAGTGGTACAACGCCAGGCAGGTAGAGACTGTCCTGCAGTTCGCCCGCTGCATCGTTCCTACGGCCGAACTCATCCACACGGCGAACCGGGCTGCTGATGAATGAGTCCTTTCGGGCCGGCTTCGGGTTGTAGATCAATCGCAGGCTCAAATCACGCGGCCGTATCGAGTGGTTCCAGCTGCTGCGCTGACAGGCATCCTTGGGCGGGACCGTATCCCATGCCCCGGAAACCGGACCACCGTCGCCAGCCAGCGCCCTACCCCATTCAAGCCCGCCGACGACATCCATCGGTCTGGATGTCTCCCAGCCACTACTAGCGCTTACAGCGCGCCTTTCTGCCCGTTGCCAAGAAGTATCAACCGCCAACCCATGCGCCGCAGAGGAGCCCCACGGAGCAGCACGCGGGCGCGCAGATACCTGGCGGGCGACCTTCCAGCCGCCACCCACGATGATAGAGAGCATGTTGTTTCTCGCTTAGGTCAGCGTGACCGGGAACGGGCCATGGGCAATGGGTGCGTAGTAACGAACAGCGACAGCGCGAGCAGTGCCCAGCTGGCGGGGCGCGTTGTCACCTTCTGCCGCCCACCAGGTGGGCTCAGTAAGCGGCAATGTGCCCGCCTCCGTGATACGAAAGAGCCAACCGGTGTACGTTGAAGGCCGAATAGTTCGCCCAACAGCAACTGGCAGACCTGCTTGGAAGGCAATCCCCCAATCGTCAAGGCCGATGGCGTAACGCTCACCGTCAGTAACTTTCAGGGGAATACTTAGCCCACCGTCGACCGTGGTGCCGTAGCCAGCGATACGCCAGTTGCCATCGGAAGGCTTCTCTACGATCAACACTTCTCGGTTGGCCAGACCGCCGTCCACCTTCACCAAAGCCTCTACAGTCGCCGGATCACCCGAGTTGCTATCCCCCTGGGTAATGTCCATCTGGAAAGTACCGCCCTCTCCCAAGTTCAGGTATGAAGCCCGAGTGATTTTTGGCAATGCCACGTCATCAGCAGAAACTAACCATAAACTTTGGGCCAGTGCAAAAGCCTGGCTGATGTAGATCGTTTGGGTGTATTCCCCCTGACCACGACTAGTCTCCAACGCGAATACAACTTGGCTTGCAGAGTCCCAATCTCTATAAATCCGTATGTACTTTTTAGAAGATGTGACACTACCGTCGCGACGTAGCCGAAAAGTGACTGCCAACTTGGGAATTGGAGTCAGCGATATACTATAGATAAGACCAAATGAGACAGGGATCATTACCAGAACGCCGGGTTGTTAGTCATTATCCCACCCTGAGCCGAGGTTCTATAAATGAACATCAGCCTATAATCGTAGGTGTCATCCAATGGCAGCTTCGGGTTGTATCTCAAGCTAGCCGGAGTACCGGTCCAGCCCATTGCTTTTAGGTTGTAATCAAACCTGCCATTCATAGCAATTTCGTTCGCCCACGCAATCCCACGCAGATTTCCGCAGAATACATATGGAACACCCTGTGCGCCGTCCCGATACTGCCAAGGCACCTTGCCAAGAGTAATCCGGTCAATCGTGTACTCTTCCAGCCAAAGGGTGCCCTGTGCGTAAAGAGAGGGGCATAAAGGAACCGCGGTCGTAGAGGTAAGTAGAGCACCAGTGAAAGGGTTTCTTAAAACGGTGATACCCGCATCGTCGTTAGAAATCACGATCCTGAATTTATGGGTAATGCTGGTATTCGTTGAGTTTGAATTACAGCCACCAACGCTGATGAAATTACCGGCAGTATCCTCACCAACATACAAAGACAGCATCCCATATGGATCTGTGTAGCCAATGTTGACCAGAGAGGTTGAGTTCATGCTGGACAGCATAAAAATGAATGTCTTGTCATCCGCAACTAACATCCAGTTGGTATTTACGGAGTTTTCAAAAGTACCGTAGCAGTTAATCCGTTGCGCATAGTTAGCAGACTCGTTGCTCAGCATCGGGTTTACGCCAGACTTAATACCTGAGCCCGTGATTGCCTTGCCGTATTGGCCATCAATTACGGCGGTTACTGACGCGGCCAAGAAAAGCTCGCAGGTGCCAACTGTGCCACCGCTCACCAGTCGGAAGAATGCATAACCAGACCCAGTGCCATTCCTTAGCAGAACGTGGGTGGTGCTCTCCGATTCGATAGTCCAGCCCCCAGCGGGGGCCTTGCTACCGTAACCAGTGATCAAGCATGCCCGCAGGATGGTCCGTAGATTCTCCATCCATCGCAGGGTTGTCGCCGTGCCTCCGCCCCCACCGATAATAGGCGCAGGGGCTCCAGGATCATCCATGGTGTACATAATTGGAGCAGCCATTAGTCAGCATCTCCGCGAATTTGCAGTTTGAATTGATCGTCATCCACAGTGCCCTGCCCGCTGATCACGGTACGCAGCACCCACAACGGCCCCAACGCAGAATCGGTGTTGAAGCGCACAGCGTTGGACACTGCCCAGCCCGAGCCCCAACCTTCCTTCTTGATGGTGAAGTAAGGCTTTCCAGTCAGGGCATTGATGGGCGCGCAATCACCCGTGGTGGTGCCGGTGTCGATAACCCCCAAGGCCTGCTCGACCACGTAGAACGAGGTCGAGCTGGTGAACACAATCGCCCACTTACCGTCGATCCCACCTGCGTTGGTGATGATCGGCGGATAGCTGACGGTGTTGTATTGCGCCGTGGTGGTGTTGCCCGATGGGGAGTCTGTCCAGTTAGGCGCGCCTTGGCTCCAGGTCTGCTGCGTAAACCAGGTATGCACGCGGACCTGCATATCACCCCAGGCCACCGCGCTGGAAACGAAGGTTTCCCCGGCCGGCAAATCCCAAGGCACCGGGGCGCCGATGCCGAGCTGCCCGGTTATCTGCACCTCATTGCATAGCGTCATGTGCTCAACGCGGTCGCGCACAATCAGCGGCAGGTTCAGCGGGTTGCCTTGAGCGTCCTGCAGTATCAGGGGGTTGGCCCATGTCACTGTGCCGAGGTCACGGTTTACGCTGTAGCTGCTGGCAACAAGGGCGACGCCGTCGACATCCACAACATCAATGGCGGCCTGCTGCTGGCGGTTCAACGTCAGCGTTGTGCCCGGTGTCGGGCTGGCTACCGACGTGCTTTGTGTGTGGTGGATCACCAGCACATCGCCTTCGCGATAGATCGGTACGCGACCATCACCTGGTAGACGCACCGGGTCCAAGCCCAACAGCGCCGCAGACAACGGCAACTGGGTTTGCACCACGGCGTTGTAGCGCAGCAGCAACGGAATCACCGGAACATTGCTGGTACCGCTTTCATCATCCGGATCGGAGGTGAACGCCAGACGCACAATGCCGGTGCTCACATCCACGCTGCCGTGGATGATGTCAGTGGAAAACTCCCCATTGATGCTGGAAACCGCCGTTACCACTTGGCCGTTATCAGCGCGCACAGCCGTGATCTGCATACTGCCTGCGCGCAGCGGCGCGCCAGGGGTGCGGAACGTTGCGCCCGTGACGCTAAAACCCGCCGAAGCGGTGAGACAGGCAATGATCACCACCGCTCCTGCCGCGTTGCCGGTGTAGCTGTTGATCACGGCTGTACGGTCGGCATAGTTCACAGTGCCAGCGACGGTACCGCCGTTCGTGTTGCTGGCCACGTCCTTGTACAAGAAGCCCGAGCGGTCGCAGTAGGTGCTGCCATTCCAAGTGAACAGCAACGAACCCGGCACGACGGCTTCGGCTACGTTCGGCAACAGATTTACGGTAATCGCCGGCTGCGCCTGCGAGGCTGTCTTTTCGGTAGTGGTCACGCCAGCAGCCTGGGCGCTGACATTCAGCAGACCACCAAAGCTTTCGCGGGTTGGAACGTAGGTGTTGATCAACACCGGCTCGGTGACCATACCGCTCACTGTCTTGCGCGACGTGTTGCTGTAGGTGATCTCCCGGTAGTTGTAGAGCGCGGCCGCCTGAATCGTGCAAACCCCATTGGAGTAGTTGATCGTGCCGCTACGCCCGCCCAGCCAACCGCCGCTGCCGTTGTCGTTTGCGCTATTGCTGACGTCGCTTAAACCGTCGTACACCGGCAGCGTATTGCCCGCTTCCACCGCCGCCCAGTTGAGGGCCGGAGCTGCCTGCCGCCGCGTGGTCACCCAGTCGACGCGTACACTGCCGGCTTTCAGCGGCGCACCCGGAATCGTGAACGACGCCATGCCGCTGCCGTCAGTGGTTACGTTCAACGCCGTACCGGCCGTTGCGCCGATTCTGTACGCGTAGGCAATGCCGCTGGAAGGCGTTGCGCTGAGCGCCATAACCACCTCACCTGTGGCGTAGTAGATGGTGCCCGTGCCCCCGGTACCGCTCAGCACACCGTGGCCGTCATCGGTCAGTGTCTTCTCGGTGCCTGCGGTAAAGGTGGCGGAGAACGAACCCGGCAACACCCCGGCTTCCAGGGTGTAACGCACCTCGATGCTGGGTACAACGCTTGCCCCAGTGCGCTGGGTTACCGCGTTGTCGGCCGAGCTGACGTAGCTGTAGACCAGCGAACTACCCACGTCGGGCAGCGCGTTGAGGGTCAGTGAGACAGAGCCGGTGGAGAAACTGATGTTTCCAGCGCCCTCGCCCTTCATCAGGCCATCGCCGAAGTCACGCAGCTCATACCATTTGCCTAAGGCCATGTAACTGACCAAGAGCGTGCCAGCGCGTGGGATAGCACCTGCAAGGCTCAGGGTGTAAACGTAGCCGCGGTTGGCCAGCACGATCTCAACTTCACCCGTAATGGTATCGCCGGTAGCGGCCGCACCTGGTTGGTAGGTAGCCGAAGCGGCACCCGTGAAGCTGGTCCCCGTACGGGTCAGTACGATTTCACCTGTCTGGTAGTCGATGCTGCCCGCGCTCAGCCAGTTGCTGCCAGAGACAAAACGCAGGGCGCCCTTGCTGTCGTCGGTGTAGGTGCCACTGTTTGCAGTTACGTTCAAGCTACCTGGTGCACACCCGGTACCGAGGAACGTGCGGGACTCCCCCACCACCGCGCCGGCCGCCACGGTCAATGCGACGCTGCGCACCGGCCCTGCCGCCAGGTACAGCTGCCGCTGGACGCCGCCCAGCAGATCAATCAACGCGCTTTCCTTGGTGGTGCTGGGCACCAGTTGGGAATACACGCTCTGCACACGCAGCGTCAGTGCCCCGCTGTTGACTGCCTCGGCCAACGCGCTGATGCCGTAGTAACGCGCCGCGTCGGCCACCTGGGTTGCTAACACTAGGGCCTTGGCCTTGCCATCCAAGGCAAGTGGCGAAGTACCCGCCGGCGTCACTTGACCACCGGGCATGGTTACCAACAGCGGCGCGCTCAGGGACAAATCCAAACGGCGGCGGGTGAAGGTGATGAAGTTGCCGCTGGTGTACTCGTAGGTGAAGCTCTCCAGCCGTGCATCCACGCCGGTAAGGCGAACGTACTGCGCGCCATTAACCCCACTAAGTTGGAACACCTGCCCAATCTCCGGAATACGCGCCTCCTCGCGCTGCACACACGCAATGGCACGCTGCCCTGCTAGCTGTGTACCCATCAGCTCAAACTGTGCGCCAGAGGCCGCCGCCACGTAGCTTTCAATCGCGTCACGCGCGGCGGTTCGCTCATCAGTCTGGCTGCCAGTGTTGAACAAGATCACCGACACGCGCGGGTCGGCCGCATCCTGCTGGACGATGGCATGCGAGCCCAGGAAAGCGTCGGCTGTATCGGTTGCGACACCGCCGTACACCTTGCGCATTTGAACGCGGCCAGTGGTTCGATCCATGCGGCTGATATCCGGAAACAGGTTATTCACCTGCCCGTCGACAATGACCTTGCTGGTGGCGCGACCGCCCCCATCGTTTTCATCGGTTAGGCGCTGGGAAGCGAGCAGCTTTACATCATTGACGTTGATCGACATGCCAATCTCCGGGCACAAAAAAGCCCGCACAGGGCGGGCCTAAATAGGGTTGGTACGAATTAGCCGCCCGGCGCTGCCGGTGGCGCCACGGTGATAAGCCGGAGCGTGATCTGATAGAGCTCGTCATCACCGGGATTGACCCTACGCCAGAGCGGTTGGGCCTCAACCGGCGCACCAGCCGCTCGGTTCCAGGTGACGTAGTGCGTCGCGCCCGTGGGCAGTGTGAGCAGCATCTGTATCCCGATCTGATCTCGCAGCACTTCAAGCGCTCGAACGGTGGCCAGGGTGAACCATGCGCCCTCATTGCTCGCGAGCGTTATCGGCCGCCCGAAACGTTTCACACCTTCGCTGATATGCAGAGCACCGCTAAGCGAGCGCTCTTGTTCCTGGGCCACAGGATCCCACTCAAACTCGTCCGTCCACTCCAGCTGATCGCCACCCAACTCGGGGTTATCTGCAAGATCGACGGTGTGCAGCATCATCGCCATCTAGATCGTCCTCAGTCCCGCACCCTCAAGGATGCTCAGCAGCTTGGTTTCATCGGTACCGTCATTTACTGCCACGTCCACAGATTTCCCCTTCGCCTCTAGCCTGATGATTTTCGACGGCGCGGCAGCCGGTTGAATTCCGGCGGCCGCGGTTTCACTTTGGTCAACGCGCTTGGCCTGGTCGCTGCTTTGGCGCTGCTGAGCCGTAGCGTCCTCGATCTGCCGGAGCGTGCTCATTGCACGGTTAAGATTGCTCAGGGATGTGGAGTCACCAGACTTCTGCGCATCGATGATCTGCTGCTGCAATTCAGCACGCCGGCTAGCGAACTTGCTGCGCTCCAGCGCCTCGGTTTCGCCGCGAAGCCCCATCAGTTCCTCTTGCAGGCTAGCCAGCGTGGTTTTACTGCCCTGTTGCAGCTGCTCCATTTTCTGCCGTGCGCCGTCCAATGCGCCTTCCAGCGTTCGCATGTCGGAATCATTCAACAGGCTCAGGCCATTGCGGGCCGCAGCTGCACGGCGCGTAAAGTCGGCAAGTTTGATATCGCCGTTTTCGTATCCCTCCAGCAGGCTCTGCATTGACTGTTTCTGCTTAAGGAACTGCACCTGAAGCTGCTGGCTTCGCACGGCGGTTTCAGCCATCCACCGGCCCAAGCCGGAAGCACCGACGGCGCCAGCTGCTAATTGCATTTCGCCAAGCGCGTCGACGGCCTTCTGTAGTGATTCGGTGGTTTCTTTAAGCCCGCTTGTATCCAGACTTAAATCGACCGTCGTGATGCCCTGCAACTTGTCGAAGGCCTGCAACGCGGCCTCGCTCATTTGCGCTAACGGTTCACGCGCTCGCGTTAGAACCCCGCTGAAGAAGTCGCCCATGGCGCCCATGTCTTTCTTCGCGCTTTCGGTACCGCGCCGCCGATCCTCCATGGCCTGATCGCCAGCCTGGCGCTCAGCGGCCATCCGCTCGCCAGATTCCTTGCGCAGTTCAGCGCTAGTTTTAATGGCTTCCCTGTCGCTGTCGTTCTTGGCGTCCTGGCTTTTGCGCCCCTCATCAACCGCCTGTTTCAACTCTTTCTGGCGGGCACTGACCTTCTGTACCGCGTCGTTGTATTGGGTCGCGGTAATCGTTCCCTCGTTGTAGAGCTTGCGCAGAGCAGCGTTGATGTTGTTGATGTCGACACTGGTTTTGGCGTTACTGATAGCTGCCTGAACAGATTTCAGATCGCCCAGCTTTTCCTCCAAATCAGACACACCATCACTGGCTTCCGATGCAGCGCTACCGAGCCCCTTTAGCTTGGTATTGAGAATCGCCGTGGCATTGGCGAACTCTTCCTGACTCAGCTTGCCGTCGCCGTATGCGGCGACCAACGCCGAACGCAGGCCCGTGAGCTGCTCTTTGGTGGTGGCCGTGTCGATCAACTTCAGCGCGTTGGCCATGTCGACAATTGCCGTCTTACCCGAGGCAGCAGCTTCGATAGCTGATGCAGCAAATTGCGCGTTCAGTTCCGTAACACGCTTTACCGTGTTTTCGGCTGCAGCCTTCTTTACGGCCTCTGCCGCCACGGCTGCAGCGGTGACCTTCGCCTGGGCATCTACCCCGCTTTGCGCGGTGGTATCCCACGCCGCTCGAATATCCGCGCCATCCTGCTCAATTTGCTCAACCAAGCCTTCGCGCAAACCATCTAAGGTTTCGCGCGCGCTGGTCACTGCCGCTTTGACCTCAGCCCCGCCGAGAGCATCAGGGATCTTGTTAGCGACGGCTTCAACCGCCCGCAGCATCAGACCCCATGTGCCAGTGAACGCCACTCCAAAACCGGCTAGGCCTGAGGTGAGACCATTGAATAACGTGCGAAACGGCGCGAAGAAAAGCTGGATCGACTGAGCAGCGCTGTCCAATTTTCCCGTGAAATTGTTCAGCCACGAGGTACTGTTGTCAGTGAGCTGATTGAAGTCGATCTTCACCAGACTCTTAGCAAACCTCTCGACCCACTCCACCCCCTGAACGAAGGCATTGCTGAGCGCCTTTGCCAACGCATCTAGCCGGCCGTCTTTGTCCATCTGGTCGATGGTGTTGGCCACCTCCATCAACTTGCCTTTCACCGCATCCAGGGCGCCGGCTTTAGATATCCGGTTAAGAAAGTCGCTCCACACGTCACTCAGGTTGCTGGTCAACCCGGTGAGCGTGGTCATGTTCGCGGCGGCCGCACCTTTTGCACTAGTGCCAATTTCGGCGATCAGCGCCTTGATCACATCGCGGCCGAGCTTGCCCTTGGTGGCCAGGTCTTGCAGCTGCGCGGCGTTCTTCCCGGTTACCTTTTCCAGCAACCCCCACACTGGAACACCACGTTCGACCAGCTGCAAAATCTCCTCGGTTTGCAGCTTCTGTTTGGCGTATGCCTGGCCGAGGGCCGAAGCGATTCCAGTTAGCCGCTCCATGCCGCCGCCGAGCTGCTCGTTTTTGTCCACGACGGCCTGCAGGGTGCCGTTCATGGGGTCGAGGCCATACGACTTCAGCAGCGCGAACGCGTCGGTTACATCGGCCACCTCTAACGGGGTGTCCTTAGCAAACTGCTTGATCCAGGCAACGGCCTTTTCGCCGCCCTCTACCGACCCCATGAGAGACGTTAGGCGCTTGCCCAGTAGCTCAAACTGGTCACCGGTACCGAGCATCGAATAGATGCCGTCGCGGATTACATTCAGCCCTTTTTGAACAAGCCCAAAAGCCGCGTTCAGCGACAGGTATGCCGCAGCGTATCCAACGATCTGACGAGCACCGGAGGTCATGGCCTCACGTGCCGCCGCAACTCTGGATGTGTGCTCAGCGGCAGCACGCGCGGCCGCCGCTTGCTCTTTCTTCAACTCTCGCAACTGAACCACGTTGGCAGCGAGTGCCGCCTTGGTGTCAGTCACGGTTTTGGCCAGTCTCTCCTCTTCGTTGGCCAATGCCGCTGTATCAATGCCAGCAGCCTTGGCTGCCTGCTCCTGATCCTTAAGCGTGTCTTTCAACGCGATCAGTTGGCGTCTGGTGCGGCCAGCTTCGCGCTCGGCGTCTTTGAGAGATTGCTGCAATCCCTCCGAACCTGGTGCAGCACTGAGCGCGTCACGCAGTTCCCTGATTTGTAGATCCGCTTGTACAAGGCGCCGCTCGGTTTGCTCCACCACGCGGCTAGTGTTCTTTAGCGAGTTGACCAGGCCCTGTGTGTCTTTTGCACTGTCCAGCGCTTGGCCGAGCCGGGTGGATTCCTCCCCCAACGCCTCAATTGCCTCGGCGGCTTTTTTCGCTTCCGGCGACAGTTCGTCCTTGCCGCGCAGAATGAACTGGATCAAGCGATCCTTGATGGCCATGTACTTTTCTCCGGGCAATAAAAAGCCCCGCATGTGCGGGGCTTAGGTTGAAACAGATCGGGGCAAGCGTTACGCCGCAACCTTTTCTGCTTGGCGGATGGTGTAGTACTTCGAAAGGTTATCGCCGATGCGCGTGTAGTCTTCCAGCAGCTCGAACGTCACACTGTAGGAGACGTATTCGGCGCCGCTGAGCGGCAGCTCGGCAATGACGTCGAAGCTCACGCGGTGCAGGGTGGCGTCATAAGGGAGACCATCCTGGGCATCGTTGAGGCCAGCAAAATGCAGGCTCTGCTCAGTGCTCGCGCCGGCAAGGATTTCGGCCACCGAGGCCTTGATGCGGGAGTAACCGACGACAACACCGCGCTCGCCGATGCGCGAACCTTCGAGGAGCTGGATGCCGTAAGGGGTGACGATGTAGTCCACGCCAGCTTCCATCTCGGCCGCTGCAGCAACGGTAATGGTGAACGCGTCGTTCGCCACAAAAGCGGTGGCGCCAGCCGCAATCGTGAAACTGAAGCCGCCTGCGTTGAACGGGGCGCCAACCACACCGCTTCCAATTGCGACAGTAGCCGGCGCCGGGCCCGTGACGGTGAACGCCGTAGGGCTGGAGAACTTCGCGCTGTAGACACCTGCGGCAACACCACTAGCTGCAACAGCACTGATAGTGCCGTTGCCAGCATTACCGGATACGGCGACGGCAGTAGCAGGGCCAGTGCCGGCAGATACCGTCACGTTTTTGGTGGTGTCCACCAGATCTTTAAACACGATCATTTCGCCGGCCAGGCCGCCGGTTGCATGAGTCTCGCTGTCAGCGATGCCCGCTTCAACACCACGAACCTTGGCACGCACGACCAACGCGAGCTGGGCCGGACCACTATCGTAAAGAGTAAAGCTGCCGGTGATGCCACTAATCTGGCTCTTGGCGTTGTTATTACCGATACCGGTGCGAAAGTTGCGCAGAGTTTTCTTCTCCGACGCGTGCTGAATTTTGAGATCGGTGCTGTTGCCGATTTCAAGGTGACCGCGCTTGCTCTGCCAGGGCTTAGCGCCAAGGGCGCCGTAACCGATCAGCGAGCGATCTTGTGCATATTGCATGGGGCAATACTCCTGAATAGGTGCCGCTATTTCAGCGGCTGGGTATAGGAAACTTGGAGAGGCATAACGCGGGCAGCCCAGCGGCGACCCTCGCCAGGCAAGGTGGGTGTTTCTTGCTGAAAGCCTGCGGAGGCCACACCAGCGACACCCGCAAGGCCGCACTTCGGCCCACCCGTCGCGATCTTCACCGCGAGGCGAAGCGCGCGAAGACCAGGGGCGTATTGCCGCTTTTTGCTGACCAGGACGATGCTCACCACCATCTGTTCCTGCACGCTGTTGGGCATCCGAGGTGCAACGCTCTGAACCTCGCTGGTGGTGCCTGGCTGCAGGATGATGAACTCGTCCGGCCGGCTGTCGTCGTCGCTATCGAAGATGGCGCGCACGTCGCCCTCTTCCACCTCAGCAACGCCGGACAGCAGGATGCTCAGGGCTGAGATAATCTCGCTCTGTAGGTCTCTGACTTGCATTTCAGGGCACCACGTAGAAGGTGATCAGGTGGCCGTCATCTTCGACAATGCCGTCGATGTGCCAGGTCTTACCGCCGATGGAGAAACTGCCTTGCAGATCCAGCGGCTGGAGAAGCCGTTTCTGCACACAGTGAGTACGAACACGGTCAACCGCCCCGTTGATATCGGTCACCCGCTCCGCATTGAGATCCACGATGACGGGAACCGATACGGCCAGCACCACTCCCGAACGGGAGCAGTACTGCGCCTCACCATCGCTTAGGCTTCCCATCACCATGTCATCCATGTCGCTGATGAGATCGCTGAAGCCGGCCATGGTTAGATGGTCAGCTCAATAACCGAGAGCGGCTTGGTGCACAGGTGGAGAGGGTTGGACTGAGCTTCCCCTTCCACGCCCTTATCGAACTTCATGCGCTCCAATTTGGAGTAGTACGGCAGGCCCTCGGTGTTGACCACTTCCATGTAGTCAGCCGGCGCGAATGCGCTGATGAACAGCTCCGGCACGCCTTCAGGCACCACAACCGCACCATCATCATTAACGAACGGCACGCCGTTCAGCTTGCCGCGATAGCGCTCCCAGAGGATGCCGCCGAACTCGAACGCTCCCCGACGATCACCGCGTAGAGCAGACGCTGCCTCGCTTGCCAGGTAGGTATCGCGCACCTTCGGGTGAGAGGTCAGCAGCTTCCAGAAATTCCGGCCGCAGTAAGCACGGGCGCCGGTGCTCGTAACGTTGCCCAGAGCATCTTCCTGTTGGTCCAGCACTTCGACACACTGAACGCTCACGTCCGTGTCCGCATCAGCCAGTTCCATGCTGAACGGTTCCGGACGATCAATCCCAAAGCGCTGATAGATATCCAGCAATGGAGTCACGCCATCAGCGTCGATAACCAGGCCGAAGATCGCACCAATGCGTTGGTACTCATGGGTCAGATCGAGCTGGCGGCGGCATTTCTCAAGGCGAGCCGCAACCACCGCTTGTGCGCTCTGAAGCTCAGTGCGGCTACCAACAGCGCGAATGCCCTGGATTTCATCTGCCAAGATGGTAAAGGTCTGCGGCAGGTGAACAGTGTTGAACGGGATCAGCGAGCGCTTATCCGCAATCACAATCTGGCCGCCAGCGCCGCGAGGCTTGGCTTCGACCAGTTTCAGGGTCATGCCGTCTTTCTCGATCTGCACAACGGTACCGTTAACACCGCGCTCTTCGAACAGGCCGGCGGCGGCGATTTGACCAGGTACCACGTGGTCTTGGTTAACGACGGCGAGCAAGCCTTCAACGGTGAAGGCCTCGTCTTCGAAAATGCTGATTTCAGCCATTGAGATAACTCCTAGAAATGCAAAACCCCGCAGTCGCGGGGCTTAGGGGATGTGGATTAAAGGCAATTGCGAGTGAGGCAAATCAGGGACGAATGATGATGCCCTTGGCCAGCAGGTCAGCGCGGCCGTTGGAATCCAGACCGGTCAGCAGGCGTTCCACGACTTCAGCGTCGCGAGCCACACTCACCGCGCGCACGTCGTTGAGCGTGGCGTCTACCGGCGCGAACAAGATGCCGGTGGCGGCGCGGCGACCATCATCGGTACCGTCATCGTCATAAGCGGTGTACTCGCCCAGGTTCGCCTTCACGTTCAAGGTGAAGCTGTCGCCGACCACGAAGTCTGCGGAACCATCGCTCAATGTGAATGCTAGGCCATTGCCGTTGTAGGGCTGGCCCACGACGCCTTCGCCGATGGGATAGCTCTCGGCATTTAGCAGCTCAAACTTGCCGCCGTTGGCACCTGCCTCAACGATCTTAAGCGTGTAGACACCGCTTGCGGCGGCGCTGGAAACGGTCACCGAACCGATGACTCCGTTGCCGGTATTACCAGGCTTTGCGGTCGGCGTGAGCGCGTTGGCGGCAGTGATCACCGCAATCAGGGTGCCGGCGGCAAGCCGGCCAGAACCTGCGCAAATCACTACTTCTTCGCGACTACGCGAGCCGTTGGCCTCCGAGTGGAGGAACTCGCCGGCGTGTACGCCTTCGGTCTTGATGGTCATGCGTTGTTTCCTCCTTTCGAGGCTTTATTGCGGCGCTTCGCATAAACATCACTCGGCACCGGGGTTGGGGTTGCAGTGTTTTGCGGCTGGTTGTCCAGCGGCGGCCGGTTGTCAATTTCGACCTGGGAGCTGGCGGTAGCCACCTTGTCCCAAAGCTTCAGGCGCGCTTCGTCTGCTGTGGCGCCTGACTCGATGAGTCCTGCGGCTTCGTCAGGCAGTTTCGCCACCAGGCACACAGCTCGAATTTCTTTGGCCCGGGCTAAGGTCGCCTTAACAGCCTCAGCACTCTTAAGCCCGCTGGCCTTGATGAGCGCCGGAAGGCAGGCCGACAAACCAGCAGCGGCACAATCGACGACGAGCTGCGCAGCCAGCGCGGCGGCTTCCGGGGACTGCGGTTCCGGCACCGGGTCGTCTACTGGTGCCGGATCGTCGACAGCGGGCTTAGGCTCCACAGTTGCCAGCAGCGCACGAGCAGAATCGGGAACGTTGCGATAACGGTTGAGGATCTTGCCCATCGTCGCGTTGCGGGCCAGCGGCTGGGCCTCGCCGAGAATCTCGTCGACGAAACCGAAGGCCTTGGCTTCGGTTGGTGTGAGCCACGTCTCCTCATCGATCATTCGAACGAGCTCGGCTTCGTCGACGGTCAGCGGCCGGTGCTGATAGCTGGCGACGATCCCGTCTCGGGCCTTGTCCATCATGTCGGCCATTTTGCGCAGCTCCTCGCTGCCGCCGGCCATGAACGTCCATGGGTTGTGGATCATCAGTAGGGCGTTGTCAGCCATCTCGACGCGGTGCGCACCGCAGACCGCCACGCTGCCGGCGCTAAAGCACGCGCCGTCGATGCGAGCCGTGCAGCGCTCGCCCAGGGAGCGAAGAATGTTGTGGATGGCGATGCCGTCGAAGAGGTCGCCACCGATGGTGTCGAAGTGAACCAACACCTTCGTCGTGCCATCATCCACAGCCTGCAAATCACGGATGAAGTCACCCGACGTGACGCCCCAGTAGCCAATCTCGCCGTAGATGAAAACTTCGACGGGCTGATCTTCGCCCTCCCCCGGGGCCTGGATGTTGTACCAGTGCTGCTCTTGCAGCTCTGGCAGATTGCCGACCTTGTTGTAAATACGCGGCTGGTCGCCGAAGGCGAACCCAGACGACGCCATGGCGATGGCGAGCGCCAACGCCAGGTGTGGGTGCTTGATCATTTATCGTCCTCTTTGCTACCGGAGTCGACGGTAGTGTCGGTGGTGTAGTTGAGGCCCAGGCGGTTGGCCCGGGCGTTGTCGTCTGCGTTCTCTTCGTCGATCTGCTCGGCGTCGTATCCAGTGCGCAGAACATGCTCACTGCGACTGGCGAGCCCGCCGCGAATCTCCAGCAGCTTGCCCTGAACGTCCTGCACCGGGTGGATGTAGGCCCAGCCGTGTGGAACCCAGCGAGTACGCAGGTACTCCCGACGCTTTTCGGCGTAATTCGGTAGAGTGATGGCGCCACTGAGGAACGCCGCGTCCATCCAAACAGCACGCACCGGCCGGCAAAGCTGGAACACGTAAACGGAAAACTGCAGCTGCTCTATCCGGCGCCGGAACTCGTTGAGCAGCACCCGCAGCACGCGGTCGCTGATGTCGCCCATATCGCCGGTCAGCAACTCGTAAGGAAGATCAACACCGACCGCTGCGGCCTGAAGCTGCTGCCGCATAAAGTCGACGTAGGTATTGCCGGCATCTGGCGGGTCGGAGAACTCAATCTCCTCCCCCTCCAGCAGCTCCTGCATGGTGCCGGGCTCCAGCGCAGCCATTGGCGTACCATCGCGATCTACCTCTACGGCCCGCCCGGTCAGAGGGTCCAGCGCAGGCGGGCCATCAGCCCGCGGCTTTTTGATGAACCCTGCGAAGAGGTTGCTCACCTCCTGCCGGAACAAGACCGCGTCGTCGTAGTTGTCCAACGATTTGAGGCGCAACAGCACCGGCGCCAATCGAGGCACTCCACGTAGTTGCCCACCTTCAAGCGGCTCGAAGATGTGCAACACCTGCTCCGCTGGTATCCGGTGCAGTTCGTTGTAAGTGGCGCCCGCCGCCCGGTAGTCCCCCGGGTGGGTCTTGTACATCCAGTACGCCACCCGCTTGCCTACCGGATCGAATTCAATGCCGGCCCGAACGGCGTTGCCGCGCCGGGTCGTGAAGTTGCGGTCAAGGGGACAGAACTCGGGAGCCAGCACCTGTAGTTGCACGGGAACTGCCAGCCCGTCCTCCACGCGGCGTTTTCTAATCCGCACGAAGCACTCGCCGCTCTCCTCCACCATGCGGGCAATGACTGACTGCTGGCCGTAAAAGTCGGTAAGACAGTCGGCGTCGGACTCATCCACCCAGTCTTCCCACAACACGTTGAGGGCAGACCGAATGGCCGCATCCTTGATCCTCGCACGGGGAGTAATGCCGGTACCGATGATGCTGCTGACGCGCTTGGAGATCGCGCTGAAAGCGTACGGATTGTCCCGGACCGCTGCCTTCGAACGACGCCGAAGGGCGGGCAAAGCCGGAATTGCAACAGCATTCAACGCCGCCTCTGGGGCATCCCAGCCCAAAGATCGCCGCCCCTGGCCAGCGCCTTCATAGCTGTTGCGCATCCGTACGGAGCTTCGGGTTCTGCGTGCCATTACGCCCCCTTGCCGCGACTGTAGAGCCGCGTTTGACGTGGGCGGGTAACGGGCGCCTCGCGAGATGCTTGGTCGGCATATTGCTGTTCGAGAATCCGCAAACTGGCCAGCTCAGCGCGATCAATTTGGCGATCGCCTTTTCGCATGCTCTGGCCTTTCTGCAAAATCTCATCAATGGCCGCCCGGACCCCGTCCAGGCGCTGCTGTGCAGTGCTCATGTTGACCTCGATTATCGACGGCTCAGGTACCCGCTTCGTGTGCTACGGCGGGCAGTGGGCTTGGGTTTGGTGGCGGCAGCAGGCGCTGCCGGTTGAGGCCTAGCTGGACGGGCTGGGGGGGCTACCGGTTCGTCGTCATCGACGGCACTCGGAGCCGTCACGCTTGGCTCAGAGAACAAGCTTCCTTGGCTAACTGCTGAACGTAGGCTGCTCCACTGCGGTTCGTGGTACCGATGCAGGCCGAGGAATTGCGCAGCAGCCAAGTTGTAAACCAGCAGATCGAGGCCTTCGTTTCGTTCCGACTTCGCCTTAACCCACTCTTCACGCTTGAAGCCTTTGACGTAGCGGACAACCTTCCGCTCGGCGACACATTGGTCGAAGAAGTCGGGAGGCAGGTCAGCCGAAAAATGGAGCGCACCTGGTCCGTTTTCCAGCGGGTAGCGGTTGTAGATCCAGTCCTTCGCAGTGTCGGTACCGATCATCCAGAGCTCAGCGCCCTGTTTCTCTGTAGCTCCGCGCCAGGTGACATCGACCTTCGAGGGTCGCTGTGCCAGCACAGGCCGACCGCGCTTACTGGAACCCTTTACGGCCAGCACGTTGCGCCAACGGCGAAGCCGGGTGAACTGATACACCTCGTCGGTGTGGTGACCACCGGAGTCGACGCACACAGCGCAGATCGACAGGTCAACGCCGCTTGTGTGGCGGTACCGCTCTTTCAACTTTTGATCGAGCAGGGCCCAGGTGCGCTCGTCCGCCGGATCACCAGGTATAACCTGAAAATCCACCGTCCAGCGCTCCATACCTTCGCCCCAGCCTATGACTAGAAGCTCAAGACGGTTGTGCTGCGTGTCGACTGCTGCGGTGAGGATGAGTGCGCCAGCAGGGACCAAGCCAAGACGGTGGCCTTCAGCTTCAGCACGTTGACGAAGCTCATCGGCCTTGGTCATTTCCTCGGCGCTGTCCCAGAGCTTGGCCAGCCGGGTGTTGTAAAACACCTGCATCGACCCCGGGTCGCCCTTGTCCTGCAGCTTCTTGGCCTCCTCGTATTCCTTGGCCATGTCCGTCCAGCTCAACCATCCCGCAGGCGCATACAAAGCGCTGAGCGTGAAGCTCACCGTCTCCCCGTCGCCAGCAGCGTGGGCACGCCACTCACCGGCGGCCAGCATCGCCGCTTTGTGGTGCTCCTCGATTAGGGCGCAATTGGGTGTGCAGCACTGGTACTGCACGAGGCGAAAGTCGGCTTCATACTTGAGCCCTTCCCACTCCAGCACCTGCATCGTTCCGCAATGCGGACACGGCACGTAGAAGTGGCGCTGGTCGCCTTGAAAGAACAGATCCGCTATGCGCGAAACACCTTTCAGGGTCGGCGAGCTGGAGTAGTAGAACTTGGCGCGCCGGCCGAAGGTTGAGCCGCGGGCCTCGGCTTGCTTTACCGGGTCGCCGTCGTTATCGACGTTCAGTTCCCACCGGTCGATCTCGTCTCCGTAGACGTAGCGCGCAGACATCTCAGCCAGGTTGGATGCGGAGGCGGCAGTGGCGCAGTAAAGCGCGCCGCCTTCGAATTCCTTGGTGTCGATGGTGTTCTTGCCATCGCGCGAGCGGGCCTGAGCTACTCGCTTCGCCAGCTCCGGGACAGCCTTGATCGTTTTGTCGATCCGGGCAGAGACCCGCTTGCTCAGCTTGTCGGTGGGTAGCAGCACCAAGAAGTTGGCCGGCGCCATGTGAATGCTGCCCCCGATCCAATTCAACGCCACCTGCGTTTTCATCAACTGGGAGGCGATCATGGTGACCACCCGTTTAGCCGGGTGGATCGGCGACAAACACCGCTGCACTTCACGTGCATACGGCGTGCGGTCCGTATGGTACTTACCAGGTTCAGCCGCGCCGGTGTCGGCCGGAATCATCTGGTACTCATCGGCCCACTCATCAATCCACAACTCAGGGTCGGGCATCAGCCCTCGGCGATATGCCGCCAGGTACGCGGCGGCACCGTCGGCATACGGTTGTTCCATGGGTTAGCTCAGCTCTTGGGCACCTCCCACTTCGCTCCCCTCTTTCCGCAACGCGCGGTCAGCATCTTCAAGGGCTCGCCGGAAGGCTTGAGTTAGTCGCCGCTCGATCTCCCAAACATCAGTCAGGGTGACGAGCTCGCCGGCGATCTTGGGCGGGATGCCCATCAGCAAGTCGCGTAGCACACGGGCTGTGGTGAAAGCGGCTGTATCCACCTGCGCTCGCTCTACCAGTTCGTTTCGGACCTTCCGGTGTTCGTCTTCAGCCAACAGGGCCAAAGCGAACTCACGCCGCGCCCTGGCCTTCTGATAGTCAGGGCCTACGACGCCGGCAGCAGGTGCAGGCAGCGACGGGCTTGGTGCGGCTGACGGGGCGATATGCGAGTACACGCCCTTGTCCAGGCGCTCTTGATGGTGCCGGTCTGCGACACCCGTCTTGCTCGGGTCCGCGCTGGCGGTCAGCAGCTCGTCGCTCGCTTCCGCATCGACCTTTCCGTCAGGCGTAATCACCAGCCGGTTCTGCTTTACCAGCTTGGAAACGTAGGCCCGTGACCAGCCGCGCCGGTCTGCGTACTCAGCCTTGGTCATCAACGTCATTTAGGGATACCTGTTAACCGCAGTGAACCACCGGGTTAACCGGATTAACCCTTGTTAACTAACTTGCAGGGCCAGCCACTAGTGCGAGAACGGGGCTCGAATTACCCTTGCCGCCCCTGATCTCCCAGGGGCCCCCGGAGGTTGGGGCGCCGCATCGCCCGGACAAGCTCATGGTGATGGGGTCAGCGCCGCCCCACTCGGGGCAGCTTGCCAGCCAGGGCATCAGCGATGGCGTTGTCGATGTTCGCTTCGAGCATCGAGTCGTTCTCGGCGACCCTTCGCACAATGTCAAAGAACTTGAAGCGTTCGCGATACTGAGGTTGGCGCACGAACGCGAGCACCACTGCCACCTCATCACCGCGCCGCTCGGCGATACCGATTGCCGTCTTGCCACGCTTCAGCACGAAGAAAGCTTTCGCGTGCCCCTTGCGCACCGAGCGTTTGCTATCGGTAGCGCTGTGGTCCGAGCCATCACGCTTCAGCGCCTTAAGCCCGGACAGGATCTGCATCAGGTGCCCGCGCTGGATGTTGCCGTAGCCATCGAGCCGCGCCCCTGAGCCAGGCACCACGAACCGCCCCTCGGGTAAGATTCCAGCCTCGCGCAAGTACTTCTCAGATCGGCGCGTTATCCGCTCACCGCCCTCGACCTGAGGCATCAGGTAATCCTCGGCGCTGTACGGGTTCTTCCCACCTGACTCATCCTTGACCCAGATCGCCGCCTCAGGCTCTGCCGATGGCTTGGCGTAAAGAATGCGGATTGAGTTGAGCGACCATGGTGTCGGCCGGTCGAACACATCAGGCATTGCACCTTGCAGAGCCTGGCGGGCTTGGTTGGCTTGATGGTTCAGTGCATCAGCCAGCGCCCTGGGCGCCAGACCACTACCAAGTTTGGCCAGGGCAGCCAGCGAATCGTCCAGGCCTTCGGCGCTAATTCTTGCTTTCATTGGTTGCCCGCCGGCGCTCTACGCGAGGCCACGTCATCGCCGGCTCAGGGCGCAGCACTCCGGCCATGTTTCCGCCGGCGCGCACCAGGGCCCAGAGAAAAACCCCAACCAGTATTACCAGCGGCCAGGCCTGGTCTGGCAGTACAAGTTCGCCTTTCAAAATGTAGAGAATCGTCGCCCCGGCACTACCCATCACAAGCCAGGCGAGGCAGGACATCCCCCGCTTGAACCGGGCATCACCACGTTGATAGGTAAACAGGCGCAGGAAGATTACAGCGCACATCCAGAACAGAACCTGTGTGATGAATGGGCTGAGCATCAGCTACCCCCTTGACCTGCCGAATCGGTGGGAATCCCTCGCCGCTTGATAGCCGCCAGAGATACTGTCACCACCAGCACCGCCGCACCGAATGCAGCAGGCCCTGGATAGCGGAACGGACGCACACCCCAGAACTCCGCCTCGACCAGACCCGGGGCGAACTGGTAACCCATGACGAACGAGATGATAAAGAACAACCCTCGCTGCCAAATCGGCAGCTCTTGTGTGGTTGTGAAGTAAATGAGCGCGCCGAGCAAAGCACCGGTAGCGGCAGCCATATCGACACCAGCCATGAACCCGCCGAAGCCGGCTCCGGCAGCTCCTGCAACCGCCGCACCGGCACCCGCAACAGCAGCGCCTGCAACCGCAGTGGTCAACGGCTCACCCATGTTGAATCCCTCCAGGCGGCCATGGGCCAGAAAAAGAAAACCCCGCCAGGTGGCGGGGTTTGCAGGTGCCCGGAGTGGGGACTCACGGGACTTGGCGGCACAGCACGTGCACCTTGTTGCTCGGTAGGCGTACCTATCGAATCGTGGTTACTTTTTACCGGTGAAAGGACAAACCGAAAACCCCCAATTAACGGTTGTTCCTGACGGGGGCTTGCCGGAGCGCACCGGAGCCGACCGGCGCCGAGTCACTCGACGGGCGGTCAGTTTTGCAGCCCCGATAAAGCTCTTTGACACGTCCCGAATGAGCCTTTTCAGACTGCCGGATGGAGGATCGCCGGTAACGTTCGCCATCGCGCTTGGCCACGCCGATCTCCTCCATGCGCGCCGCCATTCTCTCGATCAAGTGAGCCTGGACCTTCTCGTGCAACTGGTGCACTGCTCGCGTGTATGCGCGCCGCCCAGCGTCACCACGCCCCAAACCCAAATCTAGGATCTGCTCATCGACCGACAGTGCCGGCTGATAGGCATACCGGCGCCCAGCCAAGCGATATAGCAGCTCGCCGCCGTCCTGCCGCGCTACCGAGCTCAATGCTGCGATAACCTCTGCAGCCAGAAAGTCTGGTCCTGCTCCGGCCATCAACAACCGCGAGCCTGACGAACCCGTGCGCGGCGGGCAGCCTTTCCAATCAACCAACGTGCCCGCCGGACTTGCCAGGCCACCGCTCCATACGCCACGCCGGAGATATTCGCCCCAATACTTTAAAACCGCCTCTACCGCTTCAATCATGGCTATTCTCCCCTTCGCAAAAACCAACCCAACACAAAAACCCCCAACCCAACACAAACCCAACACACTGAAAACCTATTAAAAACAATGCTTTAAAAGCATTTGTGTTGGGTTTTTTGGGTTTGTTGGGTTTTTCAGCCCTCGCGTAAGGAAATAAAACCCCGTTAGGTTTGGTGGATTTATGAGAGTGAAATGAATGCGCGTACGGGTGCGCGCGTGCGCAAACCCAACACACCCAACACAGACCCGTAGAGGGCGCGCGGTTAAAGGGCTGAGACTGTGTTGGGTTTAGATATTCGACCCGACACGCACACAACACACCCAACACACCATAAGGCGCACTCATGCTGCGGCGGCCTTCACGTGGTCCCAACTGTCGACGTGCCACCCGCTCAAGCGAACAAGTCCCCGCCATTGTTCGACGTGTTTGCCAAGCGCGGCCGCCGTAACGGATGGTGGCAGGAAGGCGCCCTCATCCGACGGGAAGAAAAACGCACCGAATCGTCGGTTGCTTCCTTCTGTCCAGGGGATAGCCCGCGTTTTTTCCATACCGGGCGCGGTGCTGATGAAGAGGGAAAACTTCGTCTGGCTCATCGAATGCTCTTTGTTCCGATGACACCATTCGAGGAACAGTGCATAGATGTCCGTGCTCAAGCAGGCACCCCACAGCCCCTTCCCAAGCTCACCGACTTGCCATAGGTGGAGGAACGTCTGCCAGCTGGCACGACTCAACGCCACTAACCGCTCCCGAGCTGGCGTTACCGGGGGTTTTGTCTGCGGATCAAACTCACCCAGCTCGACACTCAGAAGCCAGCCATACAACGCTTCAACGCCGCCGTTGGACAGTTCGTGCTTGATCGCTTTTTGTCGATCCGCAGGCAGCTTTGCCTCAGGCCACATCACCAAGAAGCGCCGGTCACTGTCGCTGATCGGCCAGGGCATGATTTCGTTCGAAAGGAACACCGCGTTCATGTGACTGGCCTCTTCCCAGCCGTTCACAAACTTGCTCTCGATGCGCACCGTTTGGCCGGTGATCAATTGCTTGATCTTGCCCACCTGGTTGTATCGCTGATCGCGGCTCACAACCTCTTCGAAGACCGCCCAAAGCTTGCCGCTCTGCCAGGCGTTGAAATTGCCTTCCAACTGCGTCTGGCCGACGGTGGCGGAGTACTGCCCGTAAAGCATTCCCAGGACCACCGAAAACAGAAGGCTCTTACCCGAGCCCTCGATGATCGAGTGCATGAGAACAGCCGTGTCCATCTTCGCGCCGGTGTGCTGCAACGGATACGCAAGCCAGCAAACCAACCATTGCGCAGCCGCTTTATCGTGGTTGCACAAAAACTCGATAAGCCACCTCAGGTTTTCGCATGCCGCGAGGTCGTTCGCCGGCTGCAATGGCAACCCCTCGAACGTGTTGATATACACGGCAGGGTCGTGGGTCATGGTGGGGTCAAAGACAATGTGATTAAGATCCACCACACGCCGCTCGGGACTATTCAGCCAGAGGCTGTATGCATCACCGAGCGCCATCTTCACCGCGCCCTCTGGAATGCGCCGCTTCTTGGCGTAGTCCCAGGCATCCTTAGTGCCGTCGATGTACACATAGCGAACCAAGGGGGGCATCGTGATATCCCCGACAGCCTTACCCGCCATTGTTCGGGCCTGCTCAATCTCCTTAACCCACTCCTCACTCACCCGTTTCTTTTGCTTGGGTTCAGTGACGGCCGACCACTCCTTAAATTTCTCCTTTCCAACATGAGCCTCGAAAGCAGCCCGTTTCATTTTCTTCGCCTTGTCGATGTCCCACACATGCGTGGTGCCCTCGATCAACGCATACTGCCGCAGCAGCGCCTTGAGGCTCATGCCCTCCCCCTGCCCCCCGTCATCGGAGCGGCCCGGCTCGCCGGTGGCCTCTGGTTCGGTTGGGGCGGGGGGAAGGTCTGACGACATCAGCTGGTCAAATGCTTCGAGAGCTTCCCGCACGCTGGATGGTTCGTCAGTTTGTTGCGGCGGTTCAGGCGGCCTCGGCGTGCCGCGCTTGTGCTCCATACCCAACGTCCGAGCTGCCGCCTTTATGGCAGCAGATGTATCGCCGTTGTGTTCAAGGATGCTGAAAACGTCGAAGGCATCGTTCATATGCCCGTTCGCCAGCGGATCGGAGCCATGGTGCGAAAACAGGCGCTGCTCGCCTTGATCTTCAACCACGTTAACACCTGGTAAACCTGTGGAGCTCTGAGGCGCTAGCCATTTACGGCCACGCTTGGTGTACCCATGCCGCTGCAACAGACTCTCGATGTCAGTTGCGCGGTTAAAGGAGTCGATTACCGAGGGACTACCACCAGCTTCTTTCCGTGGAGGCGAGTTCTTCTTCGTCTTTGCTGGTGGCTTCGGCGCAGCAGGCGCCCAGGGGCATACCTCCAGCGCAGTGCGCTTGAAAATGTCCCAGTTTTGCCAGGTCTTTACCAAATCGCTTGGCAGTTCCAGCAGCCCATCAGTGGGCGGCCGGCGCCAGAAATAGGGCTGGCCGGTATCCGGGTGAATCGAAGGTGGTAGCACGTCTTGAACTGCCCCGGCCCGCAACTCGAATACCGTCACCGCCGCGAACTCTTTCTGCCGCGCCTGCATGACAGCGACCTGTTGACGGTCGCCGACATCACGGGCGCGCTTGAGTGCAGCGGTAGCAAGCTTGTGCTTGCTGCCGTCAGGGTCCAACGGATTGGGCCAGCTGAGCGAATGGCGGCTGAAATCCAACCCCTCTGGCATGCGGAACATCACCCGGAAACGTTCCGGGTTGCCCACCAGAGTTGGATACACCGCCGCCAGGTCATCTAGATTGATGCCCAGCACGTCCCTCATCACCTCGCGGCAGTATTCAACGTGGTCGACGTCAAGCGAACAAACACGGCTGGGCCCAAGCACCACGCCCATGTTGTTTTTCGGATGCTTAGTCCACCAGGCTTCTGCTTGATCGGCGTCGGTGAAGTATCCACCGGGCTTGTTCCAACCATCCCCTTTAGGGGCTTTCTCGCCCGGGGCGATGGACACAAGGGCCATGCCGAATGCTTCGATGTAGCGTCGCGCCCAGGCAGCAATGTTGTCGTGAGTAGTAGGTTTCGTCATTTTCCCTAACGCCCCTGCCGCAGTTCGGCCAGGCGACGGGTTAGCTCCATGCTGGAGCGTTGCATTGCACCGGCTTCACGTGGATGACGCTTTTTACTCTCTGCCTTCAACGCTGCACGAAGCAGCTTTGCCGCGCGGACAAATGCCAGGGCATCCAGAATTGCCTGATCCAGGGTATGTGGCTTCATTTACGCACCTCGGCCATCGCCTGACAGTCGGTGCAGCGGTGGCAACCTGGTACCGCCTGGCGACGTGCTTCGGGAATATCAACACCGCAGCTGTCGCACTCAAATGCGCTTTCACCTTGGTATTGCACCCGGTTGTTGATAGCGGCCTGAATACGCGCCTCCTCAGAGGCCTGCGCCAACTCGTAGACGTGCTCATCCATCTTGGCGGCCCTCCATAGCAGCCCGAGCACCTGCCATGATGGCTAACACAGCACGAATAACTTCGTTGCCGTGATACTCCAGCAGCGCCACCTCGTGAGGCTGCCAGACGTTATCCGCCGCCCCCTCGTGAAGGCTTCCAACGAATTTGCCCTCAGTCTCTAAAAGAGATCCAACCGCTTTAAGAGCATCACGAGTTGCGGAGACGGGTTGCGGCCGATACCAAACAGCGCCCGCGCGGCGATTCAGAGCATCAAGAAGCCGAGGATCTTGGGTGAGGCCAATGAACTCTTCGAGCTCGTCGGGATTCAGCCAACGGCGCTCTTCATCAAGCTTAAGTTTCTTCTGTAGATCGTCGTATGGCAGAAGCATCTCCAAGGCCAGCTTAGTAATGCCGCCTTCCCGATCACGCCCGCTCCTGTAAAGAGCTTCGCGAAGAGAAAGTACCGGACCCGCGTCCGGCAAAAGGTCTGTGCGACTCATAACCGTAAATCACTCCTTTACGGTGTAGCCACGACGCAGGGCAAGCCCTACTCTATGACCACGACCGATGCTGTGCTGTGTCGTCGTACGCCGAAGCAAGGATGTGAGAGTCCTTGCCAGGCACCCGCCGGCGCGGGGTGTGAGAGCTCCGCGCCGGCATCTTGCTCTCCAGCCTTCAAGCTGGAGCTACTCAAGCAACCTTTTTAACTAGGCCGCTCAGGCGTTCTTGGTAAAGCCGCTCAATCTGTTTGCCGCTTTTGTAGAGCACGTCAGCCCCGCGATGAGCCCTGCAAATGGTCGGCTGACTGACGCCGGTCAACGCTGCGATCTCCTGCTGGCTGAGGCCTAAACCAAACAAGGCCTCAAGCATCTTTTGAATGGTCATCTAAGACCCCTTTAATTCACAGATGAATTGATTGCGATGATACGCACATGAATTTATCAGAGCAATACAATCCTGAATTATTCATTTGCGAATAAGGAATCAATGCGCATGGCGATTTCAGGGCAGCTGATAGGTCAGCTGCTGACGACCAAGTTGACCGAAAAGGGCTGGTCGGAAGGCGAGCTGGGACGCCGTTCTGGTGTTTCCCAGCCGACCGTGCACCGGATACTTCACGGTGACTCTAACAATCCGCGACTTGATAACGTAATGAACATCGCCAAAGCCTTGGGCTTGGACGGTGCCGCTTTACTAAGCGGAAAACTAGCAATGGAGTATGACGAGAACGTCATTGCAGGCCCCGCCATTATTGGTCGGGTACCTCGGTTGTCTTGGGTGCAGGCAGGCGCCCTGAGTGAGGCTATAGATTTGTTTGAACCCGGCTACGCGGAAGAATGGCTAGATTGCCCATTCCCGCACAGTAAAAAGGCCTATTGCCTAGAAGTACGTGGTACCAGCATGTTTCCTGACTACCGCCCAGGTGAGTTAATTGTTGTTGAGCCAATGCTCGAAGCGATGCATGACGACGACGTGGTGTGTCGCACGCCTGATGGCCTAGCTACCTTCAAACGCCTCCAGGTCACTGAGGATGGCACCTTCCTTCTAGCACTCAATCCTGATTTCCCGAACCGGATCATTACTGTACCTGAGGACACCGAGATTTGCGGAGTGGTCACCGGCTCATGGATGAAGAGAAGACACCGGGCGCACAATTTTAATTCATAGATGTATTGATCTAATCTATTCACAGATGTATTGTTTGTCGCGCACCCACTCTCTCACCTTGGGGAATATGCGACATGCAAACGACACAGCACACATCAACTCTCGGCAAAGTGCTTCTGCACCCGGCCTGCACTACCAGCCCCGACGCCGTCCGCGCCGTCCAGCAGGCCACCGGCCAGTTGGTGGTGCTCAATGGCGGCAAGCCACAGCTAGGCAAAGACGCCAAGCCAGCCAATAACCTCTTAGCCTCCGGCGCTACGGACGCCATTCCGCTCGCCCTCCAAAACCGCCGCTTCTTCATCCTGGATGAAATCGACAACGGCCCGTTCGGGGGTAACGCAGCATGACCCAGATTCTGATCGGCCTCGCCGGCCGCGCCCGCGTTGGCAAAGACACTGTCGCCCGTTACCTGGCGGCACACCTCTCCCTCATCAGCTACGCCTTTGCGGACCCGCTAAAGCAGGCCCTGGCCCACATGTTCCATCTCACTGCCAACCAACTTGAAGGCGCCGAAAAGGAACAGGCCTTGGCCTGGCTGGGCAAGTCCCCGCGGGAATTGATGCAGCTGCTCGGTACAGAGTGGGGCCGCGACCTGGTGCATCCCCAGCTCTGGCTGCTGCTCGCCGAGCAAAACCTGCAGCTACTCGCCGAGCATCACCAGGACGTGAATGGGGTAGTCATCCGCGACGTGCGCTTCGACAACGAGGCGGACTGGATACGCAGCAGGGGCGGCCTGATTTTTCACATCACTCGCCCAGTGCCCGCCGCCGTCCCCCAACACGTCAGCGAAGCCGGCGTGACTCGCCACCCCGAGGATTTAGCGGTGGTGAACGACGGCACGCTTGACCAGCTGTATGACGAGCTGGAGGGCGTCATCCGCACTCTTCTGCGCAAGCCGCGAAACGCCGCCTGAGGGTAGCCACCATGAATCGCACCATTCGGGAAGCTGCCCAGGTACTGGGCACTTCTGAGGCGGCTCTGCGCGAGCACCTTCGGAAAAACAACTCGGTCAACCGCGACGGCAGTCTCGCCTCGAAGCACATCGGTGGCGGAAAGCTCTTCATGGACCCTCGCATGACCCAGCCAAAAGGCTTCGGCCGTGCCAAGCACTATGCGGTGCTAATGGTCACCGAAGCCGGCATCGACTGGCTCGCAAAGCAGCTCGATATCGCCATCACTCAGAAACCGTGCAAGGACAGCGCCGCATGACCACACAGAAACCTTTACCTAGCAGCCTCGACACCACCGCCCTACTGATGTTGTTCACCGCTCTGTGGGCGATCACTCCGGTTGGCTGGCTGCCTTACGTCACGCTCACGAGCAACCCCGAGCAACCTCTCGGCGCGGTGATCGTTGACGCCGCAGGCAACCTCGCCGCCACCGGCACTGGCGAGAGTGTCGACAGTCTGGTGGCGCACTTGCGGCACCGGCTCGCCCAGGGGTGCGGGGAGTGGCCTGCATGACGACGCTGGAACTACTGCAACAGCAGTGGAAGGCAAACAGCCTGTCGCTGGACAAGGTGCGCGAGCACTACTTCGCCCACCTGAAAACCGATAAGCGTATGCGGGCATTAATCCGCACCGGGGAAATAAACCTCCCTACTTTCAGGCACACCGACTCCCGTTTGGCGCCGTTGTATGTGCGCCTGACGGACCTGGCCACCTACCTCGACTCTCGGGCCGAGGCGGCGGCATAACTCAGGCCCGGGTAGCCCGGGCTTCTCTCACGCTCCAATCAATGAGGCACAGCACATGAAAGCTACAGACCCATCCGATTTTCTCAACTCACTCAATGCTGGCGTGTTCGCGCAACAGGTCGGCACCGCTCTGTCGGCCGTCGCCGCGGGGTGTGTCACCCACGGCAAGCAAGGACAAGTAACCCTGACCTTCAAGCTCAAACAGATCGCGCAGAGCCACCAGGTAGCCGTCACCCACACCCTGGACTACGTCGAGCCGACCAAGCGAGGCAAAAAGCGTGAAGACACCACCCTCGACACCCCGCTGTATGTCACTCCAGAAGGTCTGCAGCTATTCCTGAGCAACCCCACGGACCAACTTTTCAAGCCGGAAGACACGCCGGTACACGCCCGCACCTGATTTACAAAGTCACGCGCAACACCCTCCAACTCTCACACCAATAGGTATTGAAGAATGTTCGACAAAGACGCACTGCAACTGCTGTTCTCCACCGCCCTGGCCGGTTCCAAGCAATACATCGATAACGAGGGCCACACTCTGGCCTTGCTGCCTGACAACGTCAAAACGATCAACCTGGAGCCGTACCAACTCGGCCGTGACCGCTTCCGCGGTTCGCTGACCACTCACTCCCTGGCTGATTTCAGTAAGTACGTGGGCAACCACACCACCGACGGCCAAAAGCCTGCCGGGTTCGTTGACCAGGACACCATGAGCGCTCGCGTTCTGTTCAACCTGGGCGACACCAACGAGCCTGGCCATGGCGATGACTCGGCCACCCTAACCCTCAAGCCCACCGCGGCTTATTCGGCCCTGCGCGCCATCGTCGGTAACGCACTGAACCAACAGCAGCTGGCGGAATTCCTCGAAGACTGGATGCCGCACCTTATCGCCAGCGCCAATGACGAGAAGCTGGAAATGTCCGCAGCGATCAACGCTGTGCGCCGCATGAGTATCAAGGCGACAAGCCAGCAAGACAGCGTGGTGGGTGAACTGGCAGCCAGTCGCAGCACGATGGATGCCATTGAAGCCCGCAGCCTGGACACCTTGCCTACCACCTTCATTTTCACCACGCCGCCATACGACTCGCTACAGCCCGCAGATATCACTCTGCGCGTGTCGGTGATCACCGGGCGCGACCAGCCGCTGTTGAAACTGCGCTGGGTAGGCGAGGAGGCCCAGCGCGAGGCCTTCGCGGATGAGTTCAAGCAAGTGCTGCAACACGAAATCGGCGGCCTGGTGCAGCTCACCATCGGTAACTACCAACAAGGCAAATAACCCACCCGTTGCAACCCCGCCGCCGGTCTCTCACATCAATAACCGGCAGCGGGCCCTATGAGGACACAGCACATGCAAGCAATTACCGCACTATCCCTAATCTGCGCCATATTGGTTCTGGCCCTGCTTTGGGGCGCCGTATATGCATACCGCAAGGCAGAAAATGCCCGCACCGACGGCTACAACGAAGGCTACGGCGATGCCGACCGTGCCACCGAAAGAGAGCTTGAGGCACAGAGCCAATACATCGACCGGCTACACGCTCGGACTCGACAGGAGCTCAGCCGCGAAGAAGTGATCACATTGCGAATAGCAGTTAAGCAGCTGCTGGTAGCGGCTCAGACCTACAGCAATCTCAAATTGGAAGACCAGGCTCGCTTTGCCGCCACCGCTGCCGAACGAATTGAAGCGCTGGCTGACCGTCTGTACCCAGTGCCGGCTGTAGAAGACCGCATCCTCGAAGTCGCAGCGAGCCAATCACCCAATGGCAAAAGCTGGTTGGTACACGGTCCGCAAGGCTGCGGCAAAACTCGCAACGCCCAGGCAATCGCCAAGGCGCTTGGCCTGATTGAGATCGTCGATGATTGGCATCCTGGCATGCCCGTGCCGAAGACCAAGGCACTCGTGCTCACCAATGAAACCGGCCCATTCGAGCCTTTCAGCCGTCGAGTACTGAGCTTCGATCAGGCCATGAGTCTGGTGGCTTCCAAGCAGGAGGCCGCAGCATGATCAACGCGATCAACTATGTACTCGACCTCGAAACAATGGGCAAAGGCCCACGTGCTGCAATCGTGGCGATTGGCTGCGCACGAATCGAGGAAGGGGCCATCACATCTACCTTCTACCGCCGGGTAAACCTCGAATCGTCTCTGCAGGCCGGCCTGGAAATGGATGCCAGCACGGTTAGCTGGTGGTTAAAGCAGGAAGACGATGCCCGCGCAGAAGTCGATGGCAGCCAGCCTTCAGTGCTGCTTCCCATTGCCCTGACCGCACTCGCCGACTTCCTCGCCGAAGACAAGGCCCTGGTTTGGGGGAACGGCAGCAGCTTCGACAACGTCATCGTGCGCAGCGCCCTTGAAGCCTGCGGCATGGGCCCGCTCTGGCACTTCTGGAACGACCGTGACCTCCGCACCTTGCTGGCCCTTTACCCCGAAGCGAAGTCGAGGCCATTCGTTGGCGTCAAGCATCACGCCGAACACGATGCTATTCACGAGGCGAAGCAACTCATCCTGGCCCTACAGCTTCATCAAACCCTACAGGTGGGAGCGCAGGTATGAGCTGGATACTAACCCGCAGTGGCCGCAAGTTCGATCTAGCCAATCCAACGCCTGATATGGTGGACCCGACCGATATCGCCCACAGCTTGAGCATGCAGTGCCGCTTCAACGGCCACACCCGCATGTTCTACAGCGTGGCCCAGCACTGCTACTTGGTCGCGGACCTCGTGCCGGCAGAACATCAACTGCCGGCACTGCTGCACGACGCCACCGAAGCATATGTCGGCGATATGGTCCGCCCGCTCAAAGAGGGAATGCGCGACTTCGCCGAGCGCATGGGCATTGTCGAGCTTTACGCCGAAACCGAGCAGAAAATCTGGATCGCAATCTGCCTCCGCTTCGATCTCGATCCTGAGCTACTTCCGAGCGTGAAACACGCCGACCTGGTAGCACTGGCCACCGAGAAGCGAGACCTCATGCCATCGCACCCAGAGCCTTGGCCATGCCTGGACGGCATCAGTCCTCTGGCAGCCACTATCGATCCCTGGCAACCAAGTCAAGCGGCAATCTTCTACCACGGTCGACTGCTCGAACTTCTGGGCACCACGCATCGCCGGAAGCAACAACATGAGCAGTGAGTGCGCGAAATTAATTATCGGACACGTAAGGAATCTCTTCGCAAATAACATCGAAGATTTTCTGGTACCTAACAAGCTGAACAACTATTCCTTGATATTCCTTAGTGGGATTGGGCGACTCAACGAGCCTTGCAAATGCTATGGATCTTTCGATTCCAGAGATAATGGAGAGGAGACTTTTAATGGCACGGATGCTAGGCATTTCAGTCAACTTTATCGCCTTCACCGCTTGCAGATCGGACTCCATTTGTTCCGCCCAAAAGTCCGCAAGATCGGCATTTCTGGCGTGAGAGTCCTCACTGTGAAGCTGAATGTTCAGATGAGTAAGACGTACTCGCGTATTGTTCGCGTACACGAAAAGAGCCCGCCACACCACTGTAACTCGCTCGATAGCAGCGCGATCAATAGCGCGCTGATTGACTTTAGACGCGTGAATTGCAGCCCAAGCTGCAACGAGAATTGCGCCGATACTGCCCAGCGCCTGCACCCAAGCAGGAGCGTTTGCACTGCCCCACGGCAAGGATATGACTCCGTAAAAAAGAAGAACAGCAATGGGACTCAGCAGCAAAAGCTTCACGATGTCCGCCAACGTAAATCTGATCACGAATTCCTTGGAGAACATTTCAAACTCCTGCCTGAAAAAAGCAGAAGCTTGCCCTGCACAAACCTGGCCGTCCATGGGTGCGCCGCATGAGCATCCACAACATCGTCAGCGTATCAGGTGGCAAGGACTCGACTGCCACACTGTTGGTGGCCATCGCCCTCGATACGCCCAACCTGCAGGCCGTGTTTGCCGACACCGGCAACGAACACCAACAGACCTACGAATACCTCGACTACTTGGAGCAGGCGACCGGGGTGCCCATCACGCGGGTACAGGCTGACTTCGCCCGGCAGATCACCGGGAAGCGCAACTTCATCACGACCAAGTGGCGCGAGCAGGGAATTGAGGAGGCCGTGGTACTGGCCGCCCTGGAAGTGCTCCAGCCGACTGGCAACCCTTTCCTGGACCTGTGCATCTGGAAAGGCCGCTTCCCCAGCCGCAAGGCCCAGTTCTGCACCATGGAACTTAAGCGCGATCCGATGCTGGAACAGGTTGTGATGCCGCTGCTGGGCCAAGGCGACATGATCATGAGCTGGCAGGGCGTTCGCCGCGACGAGTCGCTGAACCGCCGCTATCTACAGGAGTGCGACGAGGTCGGAGGCGGCCTGTTCAACTACCGGCCGATCCTGAAATGGGATATCCCGGCGGTGTTCGAGGCTCACAGATACATGGGCATCCAGCCCAACCCGCTCTACTCCCAAGGAATGGGCCGCGTTGGCTGCATGCCCTGCATCAATTGCCGAAAAGATGAGCTGCGCGAAATAGCCCTGCGCTTCCCCGAAGTGATCGACCGGATCGACCGCTGGGAGCGGCTGGTACAACAGGCCAGCAAGCGCGGCGCCGCGACCTTTTTCGCCGGATCCAACGCTGTGTCGATGCGCGGGCCCATCGCGGACATGTCCGCCATCGAAGTGATGGAGATATCTAGCATTCGCCAGGCTGTCGAGTGGTCGAAGACCGCACGCGGCGGCATCCAGTACGACCTTCTGGCCGGCCTGCAATTTGAAAACTCTTGCTCAAGTGCATACGGACTGTGCGACGGAGGCTGGGAGCCCGTCAATTTGATGGGAGAAGCAGCATGAGCTCGCGCAAACCACACAACATGCGCGCCCGCCTCGAGCGCAACTGCCGAGCCATTGTGCGCACCAACCATGCCGCGGTGATCAATATCGACCCGGCCGGCGGCCAGCACCTGGTGAACTGGAAGACAGGCAGGTTAATCAGGTCGCGCCAGATGGTCGATGCAGTTTGCGACTTCGCGCACCATTGGTGCATTTACATCAGTGCGTTGTGCATCGACCAGGACGGGCAACGCTACATCAAGAGCATCGAAGCCGCGCCACTGGGCCTTTACTTGGCGGCGCAACTCACCGACGTCATTGAGGCGTGCTACCGCCAGCACCTCGCCGGCTGCAACCCCAACCATATAGCTGCATCTGCCTGGATTGCCATTCCCAACAGCGTGACCCTGGACGAAGCCCAGGCCGCATACCTCTACGACACCGCCGGCGCATGGCCGACAAAGGTGGCAGCATGAACACAATGTTTTTACTGATGGCGCAATACAACGGGACCGTCATCATCCCGCTGGATCGAGTCTGCGCGGACTACTTCAGCCATCTAACGCCTGAGAAGTTTCAGCAGAAGGTATTGGCCGGCGCAATCGACTTACCGATTGTGCGTATGGAAGGCAGTCAGAAATCGGCCCGAGGTGTTGCTCTAACCGACCTGGCAAACTACCTGGACGACCAACACCGCCGCGCCACGCTGGAGCATGACAAGCTGCACGGCCGGGCCTTCAAGCGTGCCAGTTAAGGAAGGCGCTACGCCTTCCCTTTCCTCTCTACACGCGCGCCGAGATCAACCGGCGCCGCTACGATCCGCTCCAACCAAGCCCACCCCGCATAGGGGTCGCCCCGTCCTCGCAGGTGCGTATAACGCCGCAGGGAGTTCCAATCTCGATGGCCAGAGACACTGGCCACGCGCGGTATATCCCACTCCATTTCGAAAAGCCGACTAACTCCATCGTGCCGCAAATCATGAAAGTGCAGATCCTCGATCTCAAGGAACTTGCAGGCCTTTCGCCAAGCCGTACCGATAGAGTCGCCGTTGTACGGGAAGATCTCCGGGCATACCCGCGGCATAGACTCAATAATTCGCATAGCCTCGACGGGCAGGTGACACCAAACGTCGTTACCGATTTTCTGCCCGGGGTTCTTCATATCGCGCACCAAAACCCGTTGGCCGGCTACATCCAGGTCAGCCCAGCGAATCCGGGTTATCTCTTCTTGTCGGCGGGTAGAGAAAATGGCGAAGGCGGAAACCTTGGCCATGTGAATAGCCGTTGGCTTCCAACGCATCACCTCAAAGAAGTAATTCAGCAACCTATCTAACTCATTACCCTCAGGACGGCGATCGCGCTCTTTGCTTTTGCTTACGGCCCCTAATTTCCTGAGCACTTTGCGCGCGTCTGATATGGCATGGGCATCAATGTCATATCCCCACGCGGGCCGCGCAACGGAGAGTACTGCCCCCAAGTGCGCAAGGTCGTTGCCAACGGTTTGTGACTGTACGCCCCCACCCTCAGGCGACATGCGCCATTGCCCGAACTCCACCAGCTTCTGGCTGTTCAGATCGCTATCAGCCACCTGTCCCAGCCACGTAGCTGCAATTGCTTTGAGACACTGCCGCTTGGTAGTCCCTAATGGCCGAATGCGTTCGTACTCGACCAGGTAGCGGTCGATGATGTCAGCAAGCAACTCACCCTTACGATTAGCTCTCGCAATGGCGCCAGGCTCTGACAACTCAGCCTCTCGCCGCCCTGCCCAGGCCTTAGCTGTGTGCTGCCGGTCGAACGTTTGGCTTTCCTGATAGACTTGCTGGCCATCGCGCATGATCCGAATCTGCGCTGTATAGCCTAATGTCCCGTCCTTGCGTTTACGTTTCCTGATCGTTGCCATGATTTGGTACAT